CTATTTAACCTTATCATATTTCAATATCGGCAATATGGAACTAACATCTACTCCGGCATCGCTTAGGATTTTTGCCCTGGCACGGGCCAGACCTTCATCCTCTTCCTTCCTCTTGGTGTTCTTATTATAACAGTTATTCCTATACTGGTCCCTGTTCTTCTTATGAGCTGATTTCCTGAACACCAATACGTATTCGTGGGTTTGAGCTGTCCTTCTGTTAGCTGCTATGTCCCTGTGGAACATAATCCTGGTATTAGATGCCATCTTAGCGATTACATCCCACGTGACGGCACCGATAGCACTCATTACCCTTATTATGTCAGAGTGGAGACTCACCATCTGCCTATGCAGGTAGAAGTCCTTAACAACCACCACGAAGTAGCAATCCGGCTTTAGCGCCGCGTACGCCTTACAGAATATGGCAGCTATTTCCTCTATGAAGTCCCCGTATGATTCCGTTCCTTCTATGCCATTACCGTTATCTCCGTAAAACTCGCTGTTCCAGTACGGGGGGCAGGTAAAAACCATATCAGCCGACTCGCCATTAAGCCCGTCGAACGTTATCAATGACTCGTTCACTATCAGTGCATCGTCCCCGTACTCGGTGCCAGCCAACCAATCATTATTGTACTTGCACGCCTCGGGCGATGTGTCAAATCCAATGTACTTCCTACCATTCTCGACCGAGAATGCCAGCCTGGTCACTCTTCCGGAGAAGGGGTCCAGCACTATATCACCAGCATCCGACCACATCTTGATGCAAAGGTCGGCTAGCCTGCCCTCGAACACGGACAGCCTACCGGCTTTTTTCTGGTTAGCGTACATATCAGTAGGGGCATCCTCAGTGTACGCTAACAGATTACGGCCAGCCTTGACGCCATTACCCCGTATATCCAGTGACCTGTCCATTCCCATCATGCTGGACGGCAGAACCCCCATTTCTTTTATTAGGGCCACCCTTATGAATTTCGACGCTTCCGACTTGTCAGTAATACCAGCATCGATTGCTTCCTGTGCAAATCTCTCCAATAATGACTTGTGGTCCATTTTATACGCCTATCTTTTGCCTACTATCCAGAATAAGTCTCCCGGTTGCACGAGTTCTGCGGCCTTTGCCTCGTAATGAGGATCCAGCGCTACCGAGCCGATTTCGCTTTTTACTACCCTATTGTATTTGTAGCCGCTCTGGACAAACTCCACATCCTCCAACATATCGGCAGGCGACCATTTTATTACTGATGGCCTAGTGTCTTTACCGATCATTACCGCTAGCACTTTTTTGTGGACGCCTTTATCCTTCATCCCCCACAGCAGGCCACTAAGTGACATCCCGGATCCCAGGGTAATCACTATCCTATCTATCTTGTCAAATGGAATATTCCTGGTCTGCGCTCTGGTGGACTCCACCGCCTCGGAGCATTCCATTCCAAACGGAATAATATATGCGTCGTCTGGGGTGAGTTCCTTCATCTTCTTATCTATAACGGACGGATAACCAGGGTAGCACTTAATCAACTGCCCACCGTTATTTATTATCCTGGTATTCTCCTCTGTATCCTCTTTAGACCACGGAACGAATATCATGGACTTCTTGCCTAAGCGTGCCGCCAGCGCACTCACTATTATACCCTGGGGGCTGAACCTTGAGCACTTAGTGACCAGCACCTTCGAGTCACCAGCGTATTTGTCAATCAGCTTAAAACACGATCTGGCCTTACCGCCACACACCCCAGCCACCTTGAACAGGTCATCTCTCTTTAGGTACACACCAATAGCAGCCAAATGCTCAACGGGTGTCAGTTTGTCAGGATTTATCATAGTCCACCTCTGGGATGGCCATTCTTGGCATTCTTCGTATTATTGGTAGTGTGTGCATTGGGTGTATTAGCCCGTCACACGACGAATTCATGTATTCTGCCATTTCCACACTGGACGACCCCACGTCATTAGGATCATACCCGTTCGGCAGCAGGCAGTAGAATATTCTGTTGCTGTTTATTCCATTTCGCGACAACTTAACGGCCATCTCAACCGTAGACTCCAACTCACCCCCGTCTAAGCAAATGACCAACCTACTAAATCCAATATCCAGCAGTGCTCGCCCCAAACCAGGCCAGTATTCTTTACCGAGAGAAGCGACCGAGTTAGGGCAGGATAGACAATCCATTGGGCCTTCCACTAACCATAGGTCATCTACGTCCTTGAGTATGCGAGGATTGTATACTATCTTCTTCCCTGTTTCGTTTATTGTCTTTGGTTCTATCTCTTTAATAGTAGCGTATGCCAGCCAGTAATCGGAATTCGGGAATACTAATATTATGTGCCACGGCATACCCAATGACTCCATAAACAGCCCTTTAGCCCAGGGCGTGCCGTCCCAGTCGTATACTGGATCTATGCCTCTGCCTATCTTCCTTCGTGACGACAGCCATTTCCACTTATCACCTGTACGCACTATTTCCGTGGAGTGCGACGGCATACCGGATGGCGGTCTAACAGCCGCCCTATCCACCGCCGACGCAGCCATCCCAATCTTAATGTCTATGAGGTCGTGCAAGCTACCGCTAGCCTTGCACCTGTAACAGTGGTATATCCCCTTGCCAATGTTAATCATCAGCTTGTATTTGGTATCTCTGGTCTTTGACCTGCTTCTACTTATGCACATTGGACAGCAGAACGAGTAATCACCACCAACCGACACATGGGGAGATCCGTCAGCGTCGCTTTGCGGTCTTCCAAGCTTCCTGGATAGCTCGTTAACTATTCTGCTGTCATTCCTCGCCATCTCTAGTCACTCCCTCCCTCATCCATGTCAGTGAATCTTCTTTTGGCTAGATCGCACTTGGTCCTTACCGACATTGCCGACATATCTTCTCTGTTTTTAGCAATGTATATCCTTGCCTCTCCTCTGTCTATTTCCCCAGATGTCCTATTAATAGTCAATGATACGTCAAGACCGAATGCTTGAGAATATGCCATTGCCAAGTGGTAATTAGTCATAGTCTCGGTGTCCGGATCCTCAGAGCTGCGGTTTCCCTGCCCCATACCCCACACTGCTATTCCAAGCTCCTTAGCTATTGCCCTTACCCCAAGAACGTTATCTTCTATTTCCTCATCCCCTCTGGCCCTGTGCCTTACCGGTTTTAATAAATAAGGGGAGTCCACGACTATTAGAGCTGGCGCTCTGCCGGTTTCGTCCATTCTCCTTAGAATGTCCGTTCTTATGTCATCGTATGTAGTCTTACGCTCCTGAAACTCCTTTATGTACGCATTTGACTTATATGTATTAGCTATTCTCAGGAGCTTCTTTAAGGCCCTGTTCTTCCCATTCTCAGCCTTATATATTCCCTCCTTCGTCATTCCTGTTAAGCACTGTATAAAATACATGCTGGCCTGGTGCTTTGGCATTTCCAGTGTATAGTAGTAGATGTCATTACCCATATATAGTGAGCCACATGCAAAATTGATAGCGAGAGTGGACTTTCCACGACCGGACGGCGCAGAAATCAGGCCCATCTCCCCTGCCCCGAGGCCACCACCTAGCACTTTATCTAGAGAATTTATTCCGGTCCTACACGCTCCAGGCTTCCTCGGCCTATTTAGTATATCCTCAGCATCCTTGAACAAGTCAACCCCTGGATCTAATATCCCACCAGAGTCTATAGCGTCTATTATTCCTCCTCTAATGGAGGAGTAGTCAACATCACCACTGTTTGCCGACATCTCCAGCATGGCAGAGGATAACGCACTCTCCACCCTAACTCTCCTACACCACTCCACCACTGTATCCACCACTATCCCGGACGGCATGCGCCCCTCGTACAGTAATGGAATAGAGTCCTCGAATTCTGGCATACGGCCATCCATATCCCCTAGTGATGCCATGTACAGCAAAAAGTCACTAGGGGATGATGGACATACTCCGTATTTCCTAACATACCCGATAGCAGCTCCGGATATAGCAGATAAGTCGTCGTCAGTGAAATAGTCAGGGTCTAGGACAGATAAAGCTCTCCTAGCAAATCTATAATCTCTCAGCAGCAGTGACACCACCGACAGTTGAAACTCATCGTCAAAGTCGAATTTTAATTTATTCGATGCCAAGGAACACCTCAACAGCCATTAGAGAATTTGATAACCCGGCTATGTCCAGCACGCCCGAAGCTTTACGCACTCTTACCGACTCGCTGTTTATTACCCCGTCGCTCAGACCGTGCAGCTCTTCCACTAGATGATCGACATAGGCACCTTCTATAATATACACTACGGAGTTGCTCAAGCACCCAAAGACCAGCATCGAAACACCTACCTCAAGAATGCAATTACTGACGTCTATTTCTGCACCCCCATCATCAGAAACCGTGATTATGGCACTAACGATAGACACAATCCTGCTGTTAGAAATATACACAATTACCACCGACCGTTATTATTGGCACAGAGCATTTCCGCAGCTCCTGCACGTTAGACAACCCTCTATCATTTCCATCGGAGCGCCGCAGTTGCTGCACATAACAGCCTTCGACGACGCATTATCCATTATTACTACCGGCTCCCCACAGTAGGATAGCATAAGCTTTGCTACCGCGTCTGGCACTGAAGTTATCGTGACCGGCTTATCCTGGCTGTCTGGCATAAATTCCCATGTCACACCGGATGAGTTTATACCCATTAGAGTGTTTGCTATTCTCTTCGGGTCGGTGCCGTCTTGCAGCCCTATCGATATCAGCCTACCCATTGCATTGCAATATGCGTAGGAATCCGACCCTGGCTTATCAGCCCTTATGAACACCTGCATCGGACCACCACCCTGCTCAAAGTCGTTTATGGTCACATATGCCTTCCCCTGTGGCGTACTTATTTCATACGTCAGCCCACGCCTAATCTTTACACCCTTGTTTCTTGTACTAGGCGTGTCACTCAGGGGTTGGTGAGACAAAGAGCCGTCCCTGTATATAGTACAGCCCTTAGCGCCGCCCGTCATGGCGTCCAGCAGCACTTTTGATACTTCCTGCCTAGTCGCGTGACTTGGCATATTTATTGTCTTGCTTATGCTGTTATCCACCACCGCCTGCACAGCCAATTGCATCTTCAGGTGATCATCCGGATGTATGTTCTTCGACGTCACAAAATAGTCAGGAACGGCAGCACCTTCGGGGTTTTTATTAAGCCACTCCTCGTATATAGGGTCCATTACATTCTCAGAGTGCCACGACCCGTCCTTGAACCTCTTCTGTACGAATTTCAACGAGTATACAGGCTCAATACCAGACGATGAACCTGCTACAACCGATGTCGTTCCAGTCGGGGCAACCGTGAGCAGTGTTGAATTTCTTATCCCGCGTGCTTTTATCTTGTCCATTACCCCGTTAGGGAGCGACTTAGTATACCCTGACTTTTTGGACGTATATTTCTTCTCGTCATACCCAGTGAACGACCCCATACATGTTGCCAGCATTGTAGATGTCTCGTATGCTGCGTCTCTTATTGTGGTCATCATCGACCCAACAACCAATCTGGCCTCCTCACTGCCGTATCTAATACCCATCTTCATTAACGCGTGAGCTACGCCCATCACTCCAAGCCCTATTCTCCTGGATAGCTTGGCCTCCGCTTCCATCTCATCAAACAGGTATTCATTTTCTGTTATTACCGAGTCTAGGAATTTCACCGCTGAACCAGCGACCCTCTCAAGGGCTGGTATGTCAACCGACCCATCGACAACGAATTTGCTGAGATTTATTGAACCCAGACAGCACGAACCCCAAGCAGGCAGGGATATCTCACCACACGGATTTGTACCTATCAGCTCCTGGAAGTACCCGGTATTATTCATTTCGTTGGCTGTATCATAATTCCACAAACCAGGGTCACCACACAGCCATTGACTATCCACCATCTCCTTCCACAATCCCGCCGCGTCGATTGTGTCTACTACCTTTCCATCCCACATCAAGTCAAATCCGGACCCCGACTTGACAGCATTGATAAACTTGTTATTCACAGCCACTGATATATTGAATTTTATCCATCTACCAGTATTGCCGTCGTTCCCTACCTTTGATCTGATAAACTCCCGTATGTCTGGGTGCCACACTGGCAGTATCCCCATATTAGCGGCTTTCCTGTCAGAGGTAGAGCTTATTGTATCACTGGCCTTATCAAATACATCTATAAAGCTGCACGGGCCAGAGGCCACACCAAGGCCGGATGTCGGATACCCCTTCGGCCTTATTCCGCCGAAGTTGAACCCAACACCACCACCAACCCCTTGTATCATCATGCTTCTTTTCAGCGAGTCGAATATGCCCCCTATGCTGTCATCCACCGGCACTACAAAGCAGTTCAGCAGATTCTTGTCAACGCCTGCATTAGACAGAATACGACCGCCAGGAACAAACTCGAACCTCGACATATACCCTACCCACTCATCCACTATATCGGCAGTATCCTCCAGCTTGCCGCCGTGGTTGCTCTCATAACTGGTAGCTACTGCCATCGCTACTCTGTGCATGACAGACTCCACCGAATCTTCACCCTTCTTGGCGTACCTCTCCCCAAATATCGCTGTTTTCCTATCTGGTGACAGGACCAACTTGCTTCTGTTATTCATATATAAGCCCCTACATTATCATTTACCGGTTGAGCCGAATCCTTTATTGCCTCTACTCGTCTTTGGCAGACTGTCTACCCTCAATACGCTATAGTCAACCCTTGGTATTAGAATTAGTTGGGCTATTCTGTCTCCCCTATCCACCACCACCGCCTTTTTCCCAGGGTTATACACGAGCATAAACAGCTCACCGGTATACCCTGGGTCAATGACTCCCTCCATCACCATTATTCCCTTACCCCATACAGCCGATGATCTGCCGGTCACTCTTCCCCAGCATCTATCATCTATCTTAACGCTTACCCCGGTTTCTACATTGCTGAACTCCCCAGGGAGTATTTCAACCCTGCCGTTTGAGCTTAAGTCTATCCCAACGTCCCCAGCATGCACGGGCATTCTGTACCCGTCTCCAACCACCAGTACATCTGCCACCATCACTCCTGGGTATATCTCTTTTATCCCCGTCTCTGTAACCATAATGCTCATTGCTAACGCTGGCTTACCTCTCTCGATCTCCTTTGCCACTTTTATAGAGTTATCCATATCGGCAGACTCCGATTCTATCTTCATTACAGATAACTCTCTTCTGGCCTCGCTCCTGCTACTCAGCACCCTGGATATTCTTGTATCAATAGGTGCCGTCACAAATACAAATCTTAGGCGTATTTCTCCTGGTGCGTAACGCACCAGCCCACACACCATCTCATATGCCTCGTGAACCTGCGACGGCTTACGTGGAAATCCATCTATTATTACGCCGCCCCCTCCTTCAGGTCCTAACGCTTCAGCAATGAAATTAGCCACCGTTTGATTAACCATCTTGTCCAACGACGCGGGAGCGTGCGCATCCGGCATCTCGGATATGGATTTGGACGATATACCAAACTCCCTTAACGAGTCACCTATGTGCAGTACCGGCCACCCAGTATCCAGGTGCAACCTATCAGTATAGGCCGTCTTGCCAGACCCTGTATAGCCGGACACGAATTTTACTTCGAACCCTCGCATATTAGGACCCCACAATCATGTTAATCGACAACATGTCAGAGTCGGCGGGGCCAGTACCAATAAGAAGTGGTATAATGACCCTCTCACCTATATCGTGCACCTTCGAAAGGACGGGAACGATGTTCTGCTGCAACCAGTCAAGAAGCTTGGCATTACGCGATGGGGAATCGTCACTATCACCACTGGCACCGTACAAGGCCCCGTCGATGTAGTTAGCGTAATTTATAAATATGCAGTTTACCCCGTTCGACACTATCGATCTGGCAAATTGGGTCCGGGAGAACGTAAACACCCTTCTGACCCTGCCTGTCACTGTGGTCCTCTCCAGCAGCTTATCAGCACCCCCATATTGGCTAGACAGCTCATCCCACGTCATCTCCGTCTGGTCATCGTATACAGGCCCGGAATTACCCACCTCCACACCGTTTTCATCCTTCAAGTTCCCAACGCGTATTGGGAACGTCCGATATGCGCCGAATACATTCCTTACGCTTTGTGGCGAAAGGCCGCACCTGCTAAGCTCTGCCGCGCTAGTGGTCCCCCTGCTGGTGACAAATGGATAAAATCCAAGATTAACATCCAGGTCGAACCCTTGCGACCCCTCCAGCAGTATGTCACCACCCATCACGTGCGTATTGTGTAGTGCCGACCTCACATCACCAACGTACTGCTTAAATCTGAACGAGTCATCGCCAGCAGTCCTCAAGCCCTGGAATCTGAGACACTTCTCCGCTGCTGCAGCTCCATTGCCCTTCATCGTTGATGCTACCCTTATGGCGTTGGCCCTCTCAGCGTCTTTGTGCCTCTGGTCTATCACTATAGCGTTGCTGTCTATAGTAAGTCTGGCTTCTGTTAGTCCGTACTCGTTTATCTCCCTCTCCAGTACGTCTTCATCTATGATAGCACCAGGCCCTATCATTATATTCTCACAACTACTCACTATAGCTGTTGGTAGTTGTTGCGTAATAACCTTTCTGCCTTCGTCATACACAAATGTATGACCGGCTTGAGATGTGAAGTTGCACACGGCGACGGAATAAGGAACCCGCCGGGATACATACCCGGCGAGTTTACCTTTTCCCTCTGATCCGTACTGACCGCCTATTATCAGGTCTACATTACCGAATTTGGGCATGGCTAGTTATTTCTTCCTGCCGGTTTTCTTCGCTTTTGCTTTTACCTTCGCTTTCGAGTCGCTAGCGCTCTCCATCTTCTTCTTCAGCCTGTCCAGAGCACCACCACCGCCAGCCTTGCCGGGTTTCTGCACGGCAAAGACCTTCTGCTTCTTCAGAATGACCAGCAGGCCGCTCTTAGTGCCGTCTTCCGCCCCCCACTTATCGAACAGCTTCTTGACTTTGGGATTGGATGCATCAACCTTTCCCACTGTATCCTCCAGGTCGTCACTGTTGATGAACCCTAAGGACTCATAGTCGATTTCCTCGTCCTCGTCATCCTCGTCATCCTCGTCATCCTCGTCATCCTCGTCATCCTCATCGATGTCTTCGTCCTCTTCCTCTTCGTCGTCGTCATCCTCATCGATGTCTTCGTCCTCTTCCTCGTCGTCGTCCTCATCATCGCTGCTGTCGAATGGTACGTCGTCCTCTTCCTCGTCGTCGTTGTTGGCTGCTATTGCCGACTCGGTTTTTGGAATGTTCAGACCCAAAGGACCCATCATCTCGAGCAATTCCGCGTATGACTTCGGTCTTAGCTCGTCAAATAGCGAGTTGACCTTAGCCATGACAGCCGCAGGCACCGGTTTGCATCTGCTTGCATCGCGAATACGTACCTGGTACTCAGTATCCATACCGGTGCCGGTCTTCTCAACGATGAAATCACGCCCTACCTTGGGATCAAATACATCTCCGTACTCTTCATCGTCCACCCCGTATTTCAGAATAGGAGTGGCTATCTGCGATCCGACGGTTGCCGTTTTCGGACCCTGCTTGTTCGACACATCGTACATGTACATTGCCCACCGATTCGGATTGGCACGGAGCTTGTTAGCCTTCTCAGACTCACCGGCTAACTCCAGCATCTCCACTGCCATACAGATAGGGCATTCCAGACTCTTGCCCTTAGCGGACTTCTTCGGGAAAAGGCGTCTACACGTGACGGGACCCCGCACACCCGGTATGTTGTTGTGTGTTCCAAATTTGAGTGCGACATCATACATGCCCTTCTCTACTAGGAACGGGAGCACGCGCACATATGTCTTTCCGTCCTGAAACTTCATATACTTCCCGCCCCCGGACTCCTGCGCTTGCTTTGCCTGATCAACCAGGACACTGCGTCTAATCTTTATAGCCATTCTCTCTCATCCTCCGCTTTATGTGTTTTTGTTTATCGATCTACCGGCACTGTCGAGCTTCCGCTTGATTCTGGTTCTACTTACCAGCGTTCCAGCATTTCTTTCGTCGGCTGTAAACCTCGACAGCACAACGATCATGTCCTTTCGCATGTTCAGGGCATCCACCCCTACTCTATGTATGCGTTCAGCCTCGATAGCGTTCATCATCATGGTTTGGGCTTCCGAGTATTCGGGCCTACCGTCTACCTCTGCCTGAACCTTGGCCTCTGTGAATTTGCCCCCGGCCTCCATTAGGTCGTCCCTAACAGCTATTTGGAGCTTGGATTTCACAGCATCGAACATGGCCTTGGATCTATCCACCTTCGTTCTGGCTTTAGCCCATGCCATCGAGTATTCGACGAACATGCCTACCTGAGTGGTGGCAGCTTCAACGACATCCCCAATCTGACACGCTGCCAGCAGCTCATTCATGAACTCCCTGGCGTTGATAACCTGGTCCCTGCCGCTATGGTCTGCAGGCTTCTTTATTACCTTCTTAGCCACTATCTACCGCCTTTCTTTCTCTTGGTTTGCTTGTGTACCTCGTCAGCGACGCCCTGCACGAAATTAACGCACCGCTGCATTTCGTCCTCTCTTATAAGTGCAACATCTATGGCAATGGAACCGCTTGGGATCTTAGCTTCAGAGGTAGTAGCGAACCTTACCCACTTATTCGGCAGTTCCAGCGACATACCGTACTCTACTGTTATCTTCTTTGTTGCTACCTTGGCCATGCGTCACCTCCGTTATTACAGACGGCATGAAAAGAATCAGCTTTCATGCCTCGTACTCGTTAAGCTCGCCCCATGACGGGCCATACTCAACGTCTACCTCTATCGGGAAACTGCCGTCTATCCAGTCGAAATGCTTGTGTAATGACCTCATAATATCCCCTACCATCTTACACACCTTTTCAGTCTCATTACTGGGAGTATCCAGTATTATCGAGTCGTGCACAAGGCATATTATGTGCGACTTCATACCCAGTCTTCTGATTTCGGCATCCAGTAGTACCGCTGAGTATAGGGTCATGTCCGACGCGGCACTTTGTACAGGGTGATTACCGGCCTCTCTCAGTGCCGCATTCTTATCTGACCTACTCATACCCTCGATTATCGGCAGTCTCCTCCTCCTGCCAAATGGGGATTCAACATACCCATTCTTTATGACATCATTCCTATACCCCTTAAGCAGGTCGTCTATTCCCGAGTATGTAGACATGGTGGCAGACATCATCTTCTTAGCTTCCGCGTCTGTACAGCCTAGCTTTTTAGCCATCCCCTCTGGTGTCTGCCCATACACTATTGCAAAGTTGGTTGTCTTCCCTTTATCTCTCCACTCTTTCGGCAGGTCCGCTATGTCTATGTCCTTCCCCTCTAGCATTTTGTATATATTAACCCCAACACTAGCATGCGGGTCCAGCCCCTCTTCAAATATGCGCCTGAACGCCTTATCACCAGACAGCATAGCCAATATCCTAAGCTCTATCTGGCTATAGTCGGCCTGTACAATGTTCCCGCCGTCGTACCTGGAAATATACATTGTCTTTATTGACGGCACGTTCAACGGGCCAACAGTAGACTCTCTAGGAATAGCCTGCATATTTGGGTTTCTAGACGACAGGCGACCAGTGACTACAAAATGCAAGATAAAATTCGTATGCACCCTGGCATCAACCGACTCCGCTATTTGCTTAGGCGTCGTCCCTAGACAGTTGCTTTGTATCTGCAAAATGCTTCTTACTCTTTTTAGTATCGGCAGGAATTTATTCCCCTTGTACCTATCCATCCTTAGCAGCTCGTCTATTACCTCGGAATCCCATGACGGATTGCCGGAGTCGGTTTCCCTTATCACTGGAAATCTGAAGTACTCCGTCATTAAGAGCGATACCTGCTTGGAAGACCTAAGATTAACCCTGTCTCCCTTGGCCTTGGTGGACTCCTTATAATACTTCCAGAAGTGCCTAACCTCGTCAATAGACATAGCGTCATCAATAGCTTCACTAACCTTAGCCGTATACTCGTTGTTCAGGCAGTCCCACATATCAATATCTAACTCAAACCCGCTAAGCTCCGCCCGAGACAGCATCTCAGCCGCTGGCACCAGTATGTTATTATGTAGTGACCACAGTTTGTCATCCATTACCTTGCTAAGCTTACGCGCTATTCGCAGGGTCGCATCCACGTCTCCACAATTGTACTTAGATAGTAGCCTAAGCGGTATATTCGCATATGACCCGCTCTTCTTTGGGTCACACTCCGGGTGATCACCTATGTACACATCCATCTCCACGTCATACCCACCAATATCGGTGTACGTGTACGCTAGCTCCTTCAACCCGTGCCTGCTGTTTTCGTCCACCAGGTAATGTGCTAGCATGGTATCCATGTATATGTTGCTAACGGCAATACCCTCTTTTAACACTAGCCACGAGTATTCAAATTTCCAGTTATGCGCCACCTTTGGGATGTCCGACTCCAACACTGCCTTTATAGCTGGCATGTGCTCCTCATCCCATGGGACAAACATTGCGACGCCCTCATCCCATGAAAACGATATCGACAGTATTCGTGGTCCCCTGTCAGCATCCGCCGATATGGTGCAATAGTGCGTGCTGACTGTGTTAGTCTCGATGTCTATAGACAGTATATCCGCCTTGAGCAGCAGCAATATATCGTCATTAGTAACACCCTCTGTTATATAGTCAACGTCTGGTATTATAATTTCTGGCGTGCCGCCCTCTGCTATTACCGCAGCATTATATAGGTCCTGGGAGTATAAGTCAAATACCTGGTCACTCTTATTGTAGAATTTGACGTATGACGGGTGGAAAGTGGGTACTACAGGGATTCCGTCTCTATCTATTACCCTGCCGTGGTTCTTCCAAATACCGCGTATTCCTAGTAATGCTTCCATTGCTGTGTCACCGAGAGGCACTATAACCGTCGGGGACAGCCTTTCTATTTCCTCTAGCAGGTACTCCTTACAGTGCTTTACGGCCTTTTTATATTTGCCTACCAGCTTGTTATTCGGTGGCCTGCACTTTACAATATTAGTGAAGTAGATATCGGATGCGTCTACCTCCATGCTGGCCATGCATTCTCTTAGGAACACCCCGACCGGACCCACAAACACTTGATTTAATTCGTCCTCTTCTCTCCCTGGTGCCTCACCTACCAGCATTATTGATGGGCTATTACTACCACCCCCAGGCACTTTTGTATTTATGCTTACACCGCGTAATGGACAGCCGTCACAGGACATAATTACCTCGTTATTATGCTATTACATTCATAAATAACAACCCGTGTTACAAGATTCCATTCCTTAGACGATACCCGTGTATGGCCAGCAGGGCAGCATCTCGCTTGCCGTCGTTTGTTACTGCTTTTTTACCTTTGTACTCGGCAGATCTCTCGTGTAGCAGGTCATTGAGGATTATATCAACAGCGGCTTTCGACTTTTTACCAGCAATAGCCTTGACTCCGGTTTGTATTTGCCAGTCGTTGGGGTCAATCGCTGTTGACTTAGCCTCTATATGCGACAGAGCAGTAATTATCGCCCCGTGCCCGAACCCTTGCTGGTATGAAGCGTGCTTACTCTTATAGATGCCGGTCGTCTTTGGTATCTCTACGAATACCTCACAGTCAATACTAGTCTCCTCCAGTATGACCAGTAGTGAGTCTGCCATAGCTATAATATCTATTGTCGAGTTGGTCACTGAACCAGTCCCCAACACTATGTATCTCTTTGACTCCTCATCCTTAGTGACGGCTACCCATGCCCCCTGTGAACCTGGGTCAATACCTATACTAATAAATACGTTGGACATTACCCCTCCACGCTGTTAACACTGGATTCCATATTCCCACCTACAAGCCTCTTAGTCACCAATATGCGCGATGGCAGCATGTCACGTATTTGCCCTAAGTGCGATATTACAAATATTGACTTCACCTTTGATACCCTCTCTGACAGCATCATTACTACGTTTTCCATACCAGCATCGTCCATTCCGTCGAATACCTCGTCATAGAATCTAATATTGAACGACCTGCCGGACGTGCCGCTAGATGACTCCTGAATAGCCATAGCAGCACACAAGTCCACACGTGCTCTCTCCCCCTCTGACATCAGCTTGTAGTCAGTCCCGTCTATTTTGTGTGACAGGAATACAAATCTATCACTCTTGCCACTGTCGGTCGAGAATGATAAGTATGCTTGTGGGAACATAACCCGCATATACTTAGCCGACGACTCGTTAAGAGCTGGCACCAGTTTATCCATCAACAAAGACGGTATCCCAGTATCCGACAGGGCCTTATGTGCATACTCGGCCTCTACGCGCCTCTTCTTTAAGACCTTAAGCTTCTTTTCGTTGGTGATCTTCTTTTCGTTCACCTCTGCCATGGCATCGGATGTCTTACTGTTAGCTAGTAGCACCTTGCTGAGTTCAGACTTTGCCCGCTCGTACTCGTGTATCACTTCCCTGGCACCGTCACAATATTCCACCGCTGTGTTATACCTGGACGGGTCAACCAGCGGCGCTTTTGACTTATGGTCGGATATCTTCGCTTTTAGCTTCTTTACTTCTCTTTTCTTGTGCTCACCGTCAATAATCTGCATACATTCGGAGCACACCGAACCCGCGTCTATGTCAGACATTTTGTCTAGGCTATCATTAAGAGACTCCAACACAAATTCATATTTGGACTTAACAGATCGCGATTTCGCCAGCAAATCCCTTTCTGTACTTACTATGCTATCCAGCCCACTCAGTGACGACTCCAAATCATCGTATGAACAGTCGTATTTATCCAGTATTGAGGACTCTACCCCGGCTAGCTCGTTCCTAGCATCGCGTACATCGTCATCAGACACCATTAGCCCGGTTAGGATTTTTATGCTACCCTCTGCTGACGATATTCTATCAGACGCAAGCAGCATACCTTGCTTTATTAACTTCATGTCCGACCAGGCTTTATCCTTGGCCGCCCTGTACTCATCCAGCCCTATTATCTCGTTGAATATCTTCTTCTTCTCTTCACCGCTGGACTTGGTAAAGCCTACAACCCTGCTCCCAAATAGCACCGAGTTCAGGAAATAGTGTAATGTCCCGAATACCCTATCTATCTCAGACTGGACATCCTTGGATTTCCCTTTGGACTCCCCGTCACCTACTGAGAACACGACATCTGTAGTGCTGCCCTTTCTGATTCTCTCGACCGAGAACCTAGCCCCATCAATTACCCCTGACAGCACAACAGAGCAGGACTTCGACCACGTGGACATTATACCACCGCCAGCTATGCCACCAGGAATCAGCCCATACAGGCACCAGCATATTGCCCACGGTATAGACGACTTTCCAGCGCCGTTAGACTCAAAGCCACTGCTACCGTGCACAGCACCCTCAATAGATACTAGGCCGACGTCATCGAGAGGGACAAATGCCTTCCTTATCGACCTGAAATTTTCTATTCTTACCGAGTGAAACGATATATCCATGTTATTCTCCTAGGTACTTCTTTATTACCCTTATGGCTGTTTTTTTGCTGAACCCAGGGTCATTCCTACCGACATACACTTCCACTGGGTCGGAGTCACCTATCTTATCTACGTGGCTAACGTCAATAACCGACTCCACCAGAGCATTAGGCACACCTGCGTATTTGTCCTGCAGCGACTTGTCACCGGTCGTTATTGTGACGTAATCGCCGTTGCCGATAGCGGTGTTTACTGATTTAGCACTAGCGGTATCGTCCAGTGTCACGAATTTCGGGTAATTCATAGCGTAGAAGTCGAGCTTGCCGTCATCCCACACCCAGAATCCACGATCACCAATATCCCCTCTTCTATAGTGCAGCGGGGACCCTATTATCTGCACAGAGCCTACCTTCTGTGGCGCGTGTATGTGTCCGCACAGCACACAGCCGAACTTCTTAAAGTTCCTGTTATTAGCGTCAAACGCCCCATCGGATGCGTGGTAATACCCGTCTACAGCCCCACGTGGTGTCTGATGTATTACCAGGATATCTGACTTCGGCAGGTGCGATAAGCTCTTATTTGGGTCAAACGCTCCGTCGTACCCGTGCAGCGCCACCCTCACAGACCCACTACCGGACACAGACGGCAATTTGACTGATGCACTCCTCACAAACATCGACGGCACTGGCTGGGAGCTATCAAGCCTCATTATCGACTCTACCGCGTACCTGCTAGCTGGCGATATATCGTGATTTCCGTACGTAGATATTAGCGGTATTCCATTACTATCCAGTATTGACACGGCATCACTAGCTAAAGACAGGGCGTCTACATCAATACGCCCCTTGTCCTCGAACCAGTCACCGGCACATATAACGTAATCAACACTGTGGGCAACCGACCACCTGAATATCTCAGCTACGGCCTTATATGAGTTAAGGAGCCTAGAATTAACAAGCATCTTCCTGGCGCTTCCAGTGCTATCCACGTACTTATGGTCAACCATCCTGGAGAACGGCTTGAACTTGTGCATATGTGGGTCAGAGAATATTGCTACCTTCATTATTATTTGCCCTCCAGGTCATCCATTATTTCTATTAGGTTATCATCCATTACGGTGGGCCAGTTGGCTTTATAAAACTTCTCGTCACCGTATGTATGCCACCCGGTAGCTTTGTCTACGGATACTAGACCCTTGTCAATCATTATGTCCAACAAGCCAGTATCAATCAGTCTGCCATTCTCAGCGAATATCAAAGATGTTTTACGCCAGCACCACGCAACACGGCTTTTTATGACTTGTATAGTACCGTTCATTCCAACGATGGTGTCATCTGTTTTACTGCGCTTTACCTTTGACCCCTTTGTCAGCTTCAGCCTAAGACCTGAATAGAACTCCCAGGAGGAGCCACCAGTTGAATACTCCGGATTTCCATATACAACACCCGGCTTTGTTCTTAGCTGGTTGGATACACCCATCAACATCTTTGTCTTCTCAAGCAATGGTATTATTTTGGGTAGGTGGGAGCTAGATAGCTGGCCCTGAAGGGCCATTGGGATTCCCTTTTTTTCCCCGTCATTAGATGCGTCTACCATGTCGAGTTCAACACTGGGTGGGAATCCCTTTACAGAGTCCACTATTATAGCGCCGGGGTCCCCGTCCAGTCGTGACCTGCCAGCGCTAGCTTTGAGTATCTTCTCAACGCCTAAGAACATATCCTCCATGCACATTGGCCGAATAAACACTATTCTATCTTTATCCACGTTGTGCAAGTCCATTAAGCTGCGTGTTACACCTCTCTCGGAGTCAAAGAAGTACACTATAGCATTCTCGTCGTCCTCCTGTGCAGCAGCAGCCATATCCAGCAGTATTCTAGTCTTTCCGGTTTGACTACCACCCACTACCTCGGTCATTGCACCACGTGGGTATCCGCCAGGGGGTTTCGGATACCCACGTATCGAAAGGTTTAACGACGGCAGAGCCGATGGCAGGCACTCGTAATCCAGCATTTCATTACCGGTTATTACGTCATCTATCATTCCGCGTATTGCGTCATACGCATTTAATTTCTTTTTACCAGCCTTCTTTTTACCAGCCTTCTTTTTACCTGTCTTCTTATCTGATGACATCACTATCCTACTATATAAGGGGTTTTAGGCTTCCAGCAGCTCACTGGATAACAAGTTAGACACCCTATCCGACCTTGACACTATGTCCTCTATAAGCCCACCCTCACTATTGTATACATTTATTCTAGACGGAGCGCCGTATGTCACCATCTCTATCATCTTTACAGACTTAAACACCCACGGACACACTACATACACATTCAGCAGGCCGCCGTCTACCGCCCTTATGTTGCCCTTCGTCGCATTCTCCAGCTCAATAGGCAGGCATACGGACTTCTTCTGTGCATAAATAAATATTGCTGAAGTGCACATAGACATTGCAAAGTCATTTATCCTACACAACGAACGCGGGTCAGCACCGGACGCGTACGCCTCGGAGTTTGTATGCACCCTGAACGCTGAAGATGGCACATACACAGATTGGCACCCAGCCCCTGACATTGCTGCCAAGAGCTGGGTGGGATCGTACCTCTTTGATGCCATATCTATTGGATGTCCCAGGTAGATCACTTACTGGCCTTATTCTTCTTCTTGCCCTTCTTGGCGGCAGCGAGCTTGGCCAGACTGCTTCTTACACTCGGCGGCTTTTTGTCGGCGCTCTTCTCTTCCACAGTGTCCTTGGTGGCAGCTTTCGCCTTTGCTTTTACAGCAGCCTTAACAGCTAACTGCGCCAGAGACTTCTCGCCCGGAACGGCCTTAACACCTGACTTCTTCTTTTCCTTCTTGGGCGCATCACCACGCTCGTTTCGATTGACCTGTCCACGGATGCGGTTTCCGATGGCCATGCGAGCAAGACCCGGATCGTTGTTGTTGTCGGACGCATTCAGGTATTTTTTGACATCATCCTTGTCACACGCGCCGATTTCCACAGCGTAGGCGCAGACCTGTTTCATCGTCATATAGAAGAGCTTCTCAGCGAGTTCGTCTCTGAATCCGTTCTTCGGGATGCGTCGTTTGATGATTGGGTCCTCATCTATGAAGACCACGGAGCTGGGGTTAACCCTGACACGGTTGCCCTCGACGGTTTTGATTGTGCCGATTCCGTCATCCGTCACTGCCGCCTTCTTGGGCTTGCCAGTAACCGATCCAATGTTGTTGGTCTTCTTCTCAAACTTGACAAGGCCGTTGAGATTCTCAACGAACTTTTCAATATTGACCTCCTTCGAGACAACAAGACCGTACCCGTAATAGCAGCGCTTCCGGTAGAAGTCCGCCTCGTCATCGCTGGCACCCAGCAAGTCAGGCGGAACGCCAAAGATGACGTTATGCAGCTCGGAGATTTCGTCACCGGCCATATTCTTCATCTCGTTGTACATCTTGATGTGGGAGTACGGGACTTTCTTTTTGTCGAGGAATCTTTTCGGGATGTCGGCCTCGGTCATTACCGGTTTGGTGGGCAGACCACCAATAGCCAAGGGGGTAGACGGTGTGGGGGACGTGTCATCCTGCTGTTCATTGGTGTCAGCGTCGTCAGCGTCGTCAGCGTCGTCAGCGTCGGCGTAATCGTTGGTGAACCCGTCGATTTTATCGGGGTTGATGTACTTCTTCTTGCCGCCAACCTCCACTATGAACTTGAGGTCATATTTGGGGCTTCTTGGCTTCTGCTGCTTAGCGGCAACCCCCATCAGGCGGTGCATATCACCATCCATTTCGACATACATCTGCTTGTTGCCTGTCAGACTCGACACCGTAGGCAGCGATATACTGCAATCGATGTTGCTAGCCTTGACAGACACGGCTTTCTTCTTCTTGCCTTCAGCGTCAATCAGCTTGATTGCATCCTTCTTCAACAGCGATGCAATAACTTTCTCGGTCTTCTTGTCCATCGTCTTGTCCTTCCAATCTGTTTTTATTATTTGAGCACCTAATATTAATATTTTGTGCCACGTCTTCAATTATAAAGACGGCGAAAGTCAGATTCTCTTTCACGCAGCACTGTATTGGCTATCTCGTTAATTATTACGCTACTATCTAAGCAACCACCGGACCCCAACTTATTCCTTATTGCGTTAATTAGCCTTCTACTTAGCTTGCCAGCATCTACCATATGCGGTATGTGCTCGACGTCAATCATTGACTCAGTTATAAATGAGGCAGATGCACGGGCGCACGACTCGGCGTCAAGTTCGTTTACTACCTTCTCAATATCAGCCACGTGCAGGTATCTCTCAATCGCCTTTTCGCCTATCATTACATTTGGAGGAGGACAATGCATCCTAAATGCATTTAGGCACATGCGAGACGGCAGCCTATCGAATTGCGCTCTAACGAACCCAGAGCCATCATCTATAATGACTTCCTCTAGCCAATCTTCCATTGCTACTAATCTAAGCTTGGTGGCCTTACCTATTTTGCACCCTCTTGATGTAGCTAAGCGCATATACTCGGCTGTGGCATCTCCGCGCATTATTCCTACTCCAGTCCGTGAAATCTTCTGGCTTGATGGCACAGAACGCCCCCAGGCTCAAAATTCCGACACACCCACGGCCTACCTGACTTATAAATTGCACATGAGCACGCAGCCCCTACCTTTCCAACAAAGGCAGCACAGCCATTACCGGTCTGCTTATTATCCATGTCAACATCTCCCCCGGTTCCCCTCATAACGAACTCACCTTTATGATTAGGCCAAGGCTCAACAAGTTCATTAGAAATATTCAGCTCGTCACCGTCAGATAACTGCACTGTGAACAGGCAGCAGCACGCCCCGCATTCTTGGCAATTTAACTCAGGCACCCGGTTAGCTACCGTCGTCATCGTCCGTCTGCCTCGGGTTATATGTAATTATGAGAACTGCGACACTAAACAGAGCCATAAATAAAAGCCCCCCACCCAACCACGCAGTGGTTGTCCATAGTGCACGCTCTACATTGGTTAACGTGTCGAAATAAGCCTCGTACTCGTACCTAATCAGCTCAGGCACCTGGGTAATAAATATTAGGACAAACGAACCCAGCAAGGCTCCTATCATACAAGCGGAGCATTTTATAGCCCCTATCACCCGCTTCATCATTCACCTCCTCCACTATATACACAGCCGGACTCACACCGAGCTAAGCTTTCTTGACAGGCATTAAGTTCCTGTTCTAATTGATGGTGATCGTAAATATTAAGCCCTATCTTGCTAATCACAATCACAACCGCCACAACGAATATCGCAGCAAATACAGCTTTCATTTACTCGCCTCGTCCTTCCCCGGTAGGGTTATCGTTGCCTCAATCCACCGAAACGGCTCTGTGATGCTGCAGGACGTCTCAATGCATACTGCCCCATTATTACCGACGTGTACGGCATTAAAGCTTACCGGTATTAGCGAGCTGCGCGATATCCAGGCGCAGTCTGGTATTGTGTCAGGAATATTAACACCATCAGCACGAAGCTCGCCAGCAGTAATACAGGTGTCTGGGTCGTAGTCCGGAATGCCATTAATCATCCTGTTCCTCCGTGATCGCTTTCTCCTTCTCCAGATAGTCGAAAACGTGGGAGACGTTATCCGCACCCTCAAAGAGCGTCTCTACATACACTGTTACAATACGCATGGTGTCTCCTTTTATGCCTTAGGCATTACCTATCGCCCCGGCTATCATCGTCCTCTTGAACGTCCTCTTGAACGTCCTCTTGAACGTCCTCTTGAGCGCGGTCCTTCTCATATGCCTGCTCATCTCGAATCTTAATAGCAGACGTGCACAGGTCTTCGATAAGCACTAGAACGTTAAACATATCATGACGGGTGCTCGTGACCTCTTTCCTACTGGACGCGCACCGCTTCAGAATCTCCAACTCGCCCATTTGCAACTCCTCCTTTATACAAACGACTCCTCCAGGTACACGGAGCCACCACTACGCAGAAATCTATCCAGTGCCGCTTGTACGTTTGCAGCGGCAATAGACGCTTCTTTGCTACCCCCAGACCGAAGCTCCATGACCAAGTTAGGTGTGGCGGTACTGTGTAGTATGTCGTACACGTTGCCGCCGTCGCTTTCAGATATCATTCTTACATTCTTCGATGATTCGGTACACAATGCATACGGGTCTACCAGTCTCATTCTGTCATTTTCGCGCATAACGTGTGTCCTTTCAGGGTGAATTAATGAGTGCTAGGGGTTTCTTTTGAGATAGCCGACGCCACTTTAAGCATTTCGACCTCTGCGGTTGCCCTCTCAATCATTAGCGTCTTCTGCTGTATCAGTATCTCAGTAAGCTCGGCATCCGTCCCGAACCAGAAGTTATCCAGGAATAGGCCCTCAGACATATCAAATAACGTTCCGTCCGGATAGGCTACATGGTGTGTCTCTAGAAGGGTATCTTTTATTGGATACTCGCAGTCATCTGCGATGTTAAAATAAACACACCTTTCAAGTGTCTTCTTCTCATAACAATCCTTCCAAATTGGCATTTTGTATCTCCCTCATTACCGACTATTAGCGTAGTGCAGCCAATCGCCATCATAGAGTAAATTAGTCAGGGGTATACTATGACGACGACCGGCCCACTACATGAACCAATAAAGACGTTGCACAAAGAATCGCGTTTCAGCGGCCTTATATGCCAGGTGTCAAATATCATATGCCAAATGTTAAACGCCAATCTCTTCCATACTGTCAGCTTGGGTCAATCATTTATAATGACGGTGGGTGCAGGACTCCGTTCCTTTGGTATTACCTGGTACTATCTGATGGTGTTCCCTGAAACACTACATTACACACTGCGTCTTTATTAGTATGCCGATTAAATAGCAATATAATGGAGGAAAAGGTGATACTGAACGACAGACAGATTGAAAATCATAAGATAGTAGATCCATTTCTTAATAAGCAGGTGTCGAGTGGGGTAATATCGTATGGGGTGTCATCGTATGGGTACGACCTGCGTGTAGATAACGAGTTCCTAGTGTTCCATAATGTGCACAATGTCACGATAGACCCGAAGAATATGAAGACGGAATCATTCGTACGGGTGGAAGGTGATTATTGTGACATACCGCCTAACTCATTCGCCCTGGCTAAGTCCGTAGAGACTATCCACATGCCGGACAATGTAATAGCAATATGTATTGGGAAGAGCACATATGCAAGGTGCGGAATAATCGTCAATGTAACACCGCTTGAACCTGGGTGGCACGGGAAGGTTACAATAGAAATAAGCAACAGCACCCCATTACCGGTAAGGGTGCATGCTAGAGAAGGAATAATGCAGGCTATATTCTTTCGCGGTGCCGCGTGCGCTACCAACTACTATTCAAGATCCGGTAAATACCAGGGCCAATCCGAAATAACTCTGCCAATCGTTGAAAAGGAGGAATAAAGGTGTCGGTAGGACTGTTATCAGAGCTTGGATTCTGTGATAAGCTTAAAATGGAATGTCATCCCTTGTCCGTTGATGACATTATCGATGAGTATTTCGACGGCTTCACGTTCTGCACTAAGCCATACCACCATCAGCTAGTGAGTCTCCTGGCATGCATGTATCATAGAAGACTGCCGGTACTGCTGGATATGCGAATGGGTAAGAGCAAGGTGGCTTTAGACTTCTTTAGGTGGCTTATTCATACAGAGAAGATTAAGAGCGCATTAGTTCTTACACTGCGAACGATGGTGCTAGAGTGGGTACAAGAGGCCAACACTCACGCCCCGGATATTGACGTTCATACGGACCTCGGCGGTCCCAAGGATAAAAGAAGGAAGGTACTGGAACGTGATGGGTTAGTTATATCGAATCATGAGATAGTGAAGGTGCTGCCTGGTTGTATGGATAGGTTTGACCTCGTTATACTGGACGAGTCAGCCAGCGTGTATCGGCACTATAACAGCAAGCTCACACGGCATGCCAGCGCCGTATTTCAAGACACCCCCAACTTGCTAATGTTGACGGGTACCGCCACAGCTAACAGAGGAATAGAAGACCTATATGGGCAGTGGTGTGTTTTAGATGGTTATAAGTCCCCATTCGGCAGTAATTACTACCAGTTCAAAAATAGCTACTACATAAACGTTGGGTCCGAATACCCTGACTGGAGACTAAGAGACTCAGCCATTAAAAAAGCTGAGGAGATACTATCTGAAAGGTCAATACGATATAAGAAGAATGAGTGTATGGACATCCCGCCGGTATCGTTTATAAAGGTGCCGATAATGATGAATAGCCAGCAAATGCCACTAATTAAAGCCTTCGAGAAAGAGGGCGGAATAGATTCATATGTGCACCGACAAGGAGTATCATCCGGCTGGGTAAGGGATGAGGACGGGGACATAGTAAACATAAAGAGCAACAAAGTGCAGTCGGCAATAGATATTATATGCGGCAATGACGGGAAGTTTATAGTATGGTCTAGATTCTTGTATGACCTCGACCTAATGGAAGAGGCTTTGTCTAAGGCTAAAATAAGATACACCAGGGTCGATGGTAGTGTCAAGCAGGAGAAGGTGTTCTTTAGAATAAAGATGTTTAAGGATGAGCCGCAGGACGAAGTGAAAGTCCTGCTAGCCCAATCCAGGAGTATATCTAGAGGACACACCATCCCTCAAGCGGATCAAATGATATACCTGTCACACGACTGGGATATCGAAATAAGGCAGCAGTCTCTTGAGAGAAATTATAGTCCGTTTAAAAAAGGCGGCTCCGTCGTCTATGACATCGTGTCGGTGCGCCCGGATAATAAAAAGTCTGTTGATGAGATGATCATAGATGCGTACTCCAGAAAGATATCCTTCAACGATTATTTAAGATCCAATAGGGTAGTGGAGGACGTGTAATCCCGTTTGTAATTTGGCCTCGGCCTTAAACAAAGGCACTCAGGAATACACCTGCATCGACTATGTGCATACAACAAGTGTAAGCCTGCTACTCCTTCCCGCCAGATGCTCTCCTTGTGTAATTCCCAAGGATGCTCTCGTCTACCAGCTCATGCATTACTATCGCCGTAGGCCCAGAGAATGCTAATATTATGGCCTTCGTGGGGTCCATTCCTATTAAGTAGGAACACCCCGCCAATACCACCCCCATCAGTATTGGGATGTATATTCTGTACCGCGAGCTTACCTTCTTCCTTAGTACGTTGAAGAATATTCGGCTCTTTAGCAGCTTTGTTACGATGTTTATGATCAGGCTGGCTAGGAAAAGTGGCAAGGCCACACCCCCTACACCGGCAGCGTCGTCAACTGCTTCTATAAGGATTAGCTCGACGCTTTGATCGGACAGCTCGGTAGCCTTACCATCAGAAGCCACAGCGCACATCATTGACGCCATACTAATAACGAACAGCACAACAGATACTGACAGCCAGATGCTCCTACTATTAGCTATTGTCCATCTCATACTCATTTGCCCTTCCCGCCGTGCGTTTCAGCACAGTGTATTTTGATGTCGTTAATGCCCGTCTCCGTCTTCTCCAGCCTAAGCCCAAATCTAGATGCTCTGTCTGCGCAATCAGAGCGCTTGACAAATTCCTGCTCGGAATACATACGCATTTCTTCTAAGCTAGATTTCATCCTATCGAACTCCCCTAATATTCGATTTAGGAAGAACGCCACCAGCCCACCGGCAGCGGCTAACACCGAGGTTATCAGCCATATAATCCACATTGGAATTACTACACTAGGCTCCACTTGAGCAGCGGCAGTGGCAGTGGCAATAGTAGCAGTGGCAATTACAGTAATCATCCGCTCCCCTTAGCTAATAGGTTATAGTGAAATAGCCTGATCAAATTCCCCAGTTGCACTTGCACCATAAAATACAACCCCCACTCCACCCTGTATAACCAGATAGTATTTTGTTTCGGTAACGATAGTCGTCTCTGGGAGGATTGGACTTGTGAAGATAAAAGCCCGGTCAAGGTCGTCAATGACTGTTTGACTTTCTGTGGCTATAACTGTTGACCCCTTAGCAAATGCTGACTGACTTAATAGTGTGCATGTAATTGACTTATTTACACCAGCACCCCACAAGCCAATACCAATTAATAAGTCTGAGAATATAGCGCCGGTCGGCAAGTTAATCGGCAACACGAGTTGCGGCCCGGGTCCCCCTGTAGACTCCCAGTATTCACCGTCATTATTCTTAAAGTCCCAACCGGAATCAACGCCTGCAACGGTTATTGGTTGCGCTTGTGATGCAAAAAACGTCTTTCCTTTTGTTTCTTTCTTTAGGAAAATCCCGTTAAAGCGCACTGTTGGCTTCCCTAGTGCTCTTATTCCGTTAGCATCAGGGTAGATATCCCCTGAGACTTCTCCGCCTGTCTTATCGTATTTGGTCGCATCAACTGCCGCCCGTGACAGGGACTCAGAGTAGACAAGCGCAAGGAGGTAATGGACGGCATCTTGTAGCGTCCCATCAGGTAGACCTATTGTCCCCGAACCTGACCCAACGGAAGCCCCAGTACAACCGATTTTCCCCGCTCCACCTTTTGCTGTATATGCGGCTATAAGAGCGTCAAATACAGTGTTTATGGTGACGGTCGTCCCTGCTGACAGGGTTGTTAAGTCGGCAAATCCCTGCCCCTCGTTTGCGCCTATGTTGTCCCAGAATCCGACTGTAGCCATCCCACCAAGGTAGGCGTCAAGCCAGTCAGCGAACTGAATAAGGGCTTCTTTAGCAGTGCCAGCTACCAGCACATCCGATGCTATGTGTGTGTACCCGGTCTTACGAATCCAATTCTCACGCCTGGTGTAGTCAATGTCTCCGGATATTATCGATTGCGCCGTCTGCTGTATCTTTATGTCAGCCAGTATCAGCGCATCCGGCCTAAAGTCGTCCGAAGACTCATAGCTACCAGGTAGACTGGGTTTATCGGCCAGAGGCACCCCGGACCCATCTAGCCCGCCCTTGGCACCGGCCACCACAAACACCTCGTATGAGTCAGTGGCATACATATACACCGTGTTACCGTTGCCATCGACCTTCGGATCTGAGTTATCCCTGCTTAACGCGCACCCTATAGTCAGCCACCTACCCTGCCCTGCTGTCAGGTCGTCGACGGTCGATATTCCGTCTTTGTCTACCGAGCAGTTGACTGTAGTGTCAGCAACCTTACCGACATATCTGCCTTGTTTGTCTACCAGTTTAAGGTCCCCTACTACTGCGGCTAGGCTGGCATCTGGGGTAGTGGGTGTTACTCCACCGCCTTCTATTATGCCAGGGCCAAATGCGTATTTGGCCGACTTCCAGATATACTCCTCTACCTTCTGGAAGGACCAGTCAAGGTGCGTCTCCCTAACTACCAGCTTGAAATAATAGTCAATTTTGTCCACGGTTATTCTCCTTCTTCCTCATCCGCTAACTCGGTTTCACCCTCTTCGACGCCATCTAATGTCAGCCCACCAAGTTCTGACACACCCAATACCCATGCCGTTGATTCGTCCTCCTGTACTGGTTCGATGAAGTCTATAAAATGCTCGTTAGCGGCCTTCATATAGTTTATTAGCTTCCTAGCAGTCAGCTTCTCAGCATCAGTGAGATTTCTTTCTGCGCCGCCTATTGTATTCACCTTAATATTAAACGACCTTATGTATCTTACGGAGTCTATCCCAAGTGTCGTGCCAATGCCTAGCTCTGACATACCTAATACCCACACCTCGGAATCGTCGTCAAAGGGTATTACATCCGCCTCTACCGCCATCAATAGCCTTAATACGGCCTTTATGCCTGGACTGGTTCCCTTTGACTTGTATATTTTAACTAAGTTAAGCACCAGCTTTCGACTGGTATCAGCATTAATCTCAAGCCACGAAAACGGATTACCAAGATCATATAGCATTGCCTGCACAAATTCGTCACTGGCGTCCAACGCGCTCCACGTGGTGTATAGAGTGTCTATGTCGTGTAGAACCAGATTAAGAGCTTCCTGCATGCATCCTATTATTCTTCTATGATCCCCGGTGCTGTCCTTATTCCTAACCGCTTCAGGAACCATCTTCCATAAATCAAATCTTCTGCCGGACGGGGTTTGTGGCACCCACCCGGTGAACAGCGCTTCATTAAGTGGCTCTACTATTACATTCCCGCTAGCATCTTTTACACCGGATGCCGTCAGCTTATACGGTGACCCCGGTGTCATTGGTATATCTATTGATAGCTCCACTACCCCAGAGCTTGTCATTTCCGCAGAGACAATGGACACGTTGACAGTCGGTGTCATGCTGTCATTCACACGCTCCATAACGTAGTTGTTATGATTAGCGGCTGTCGTGCCGTCCATAGCTTCAGACACCATTTCTAGTACAAACGAGTCATCGTGTCTGGATAACTCATAAAACGCTCTTCTCTCCCCGATAGCCCCGTTAGAATATTCAGCGAATGCTGCTATTGCGTACTCGCCGTCAACCGTCCCGTATGGCAGCGTTCTAATCTGCAGGGAGTCGGAGAACGATAATTCAGCGTTTGCAGTACCGCCGACTACCTGCACTGAACCGGCTTGATTGTCAGACCTCAAATACACCATTCCATCCTTAGACCATGACGACGCCCCAGGCACCGCATCGTTAAGGAATAACGCCACCTCGTTTGCTGTGGCACTAGATATGTCATTAAATGACGACAGCAGAAATCGGAATGTCTGCGCGGCCTTTCCGTCAATAGATATATATATAGTGTCGAGGTGCTTTAATGCGAACGCTTCAATGGAGCTACTGACATATGGGTATGACACATCGTTTAGCACATACCTACCGAGTGACTTGTTGTACACAAGGGACTCCACCCCCCATGGCATTATTGCGGTCACGCCAGATATTGTCATATCGTTCTGTGTCATAGGTTGCTTGAACGTCACCCTTACCTTTTTTTGCCCCCACGCCACAGCACTAGCGATAGTCGGTGCTGTCTTATCTTCTATCCAGAATGAGTACGGGAGATCGATTATGCCTGGGTGCAGCCCGTTTGTGCAGGTCTTCACCCTTATATTGGTTCTGTTTAGGGATACAAAATCTAACTCGGGGTCTATTGCTATTATCAACGAGTCGGATGTTGTAATAAATGCCGACTCGCTGCCATTAAACCCAGTAGCAAATACTGACTCAGCCGATCCATCATACGCCGACCCGTCAAACGCTAGTACACCATCTATGTATACACTGGTACCAGATAGGTCTATTCCGTCATGCTCAGGGTCCATTATTTCGAGGCTTATGGTCGTGCTAACTGGCACCCCGGTTTCATACGGCTCCGGGTCCCTGTTTATCGTTATTGGCCTAGTATCATCCGTGTCTAGGATTATTGTATCTACGCCAATAAACGGTATTCTATATTCAGCCATTCGACACCAGCTCTAATCTAAATGATACCAAATGGCTGCCGTCTAGCTTACTAGTATTAGCTGCCATATCGTACCTGGTTCTAGTTCTTATTGAGTTTATCCTCATTCTTGACTTTTTGGTGCCGTCTATCAGTATACTGACTTCCCACGCGGTTCCATCTGGTGATTGGCTCGGAGCATTGATATGTGCTGCCATTCTTAGCACATTTATTCCGGTAAGGCTTATGCTCTGCTTTACCTCTCTTCTATCCCCTACCTTTATTCCATACGGGAGATCTATGGACTTCGTAGACCACTGTTTAACCAGTATAAGCTTATTATTTGCAACGTCTATGTCGTCAAGTGAGTAATCAACATTTACGCTTCCGGTTATTCCAGACCCGCCCACCTCTGACAGCGTTATTTGACCAGACACACCAGAAGGAAGGCTACCGAGTGCCACCGGTAATGCCCCTAGGGAGTCCCTATATATGCCAACAGTAGGAGTGGACGGATTAGTAAGCTTCCAATACAACACACCAGAATCAGAGTTAATATACCCGGCTCCGGACAGCGACCACCCGGATAGCTGATTCTCAGAGTCTCCATATTCGCCGTCTGGGTTGATAATCATCTCCATTACTGGCATGCTCTCTGAGTGATCACTAGGCATAGAGGTGCTTACCCCCTGCACGCCTAGGCAAAACACCCAGTCCCCATGTGGCGCAGTCCAAGGAGTAGGCATTACCCTGCCCCAATTAACGCCCTTTTCTCCAGACCAATATGCTGACTTTTCACTCATTACGGGGCCTTCTGTCTCATTACTTCCATATGGTCGAAATAGCCTCTTCTGGCCGAATTCGATACCTCAAACCCGAACCCCAAATACCCAGATAACAGTGGGTCGGATTCCGTCATTACGCCCAACGAGTCATCGACGTATACACCGTCTGGGTACTCCAGCCCGTCATTAAATTCAATCGGGGTCCACACGGGGGCATTGCAGTTATTGGTATCCAGGTCATTCTCGTATGCGTACAATACGACGTCCCCATTATCGTTTACGATCATGTCCAGTCTCAGGTGATGCCATTTGTCCCAGTCGTACACATTCTGGGAGCATCTCAATACCGTCTGCGTGCCAGGTGCGTCAACACTGGGCACTCCATGCTGTATCTGCCCCTTTACCAGCACTATCCTATTGGGGTCGGCATCCTCTAGCCCAAGCATATACGTCGTCGCCTGCACGTCGTTAAGGTTGGCACCTATAAACAGGAATGGACTAAATCCGGTCTTACCGGCACTTTGCCCCCTCTTTACACACCCACGTATCGATCCACCACCACCACCTGATCCGGAATGAACGGGACGGGGTTCAATAGGCCCAAAGTTAGCTATTGAGCACGATATAGCCACCGCCCCATCAGTGATCTGAGTGGAGTTAAATCCAAATACAAAGTGAGTGCTGCCCGGTGGCCCACTGATGCCGGATGTGACTCCTCTTTTTACTATTGTACCTACCCAGTTGGTGCCGTCCAAGCTGCCATCCATTACAGTCCAGTCTACCAAAGACATATTATATCCTCCATTATGCTATAGGGTCTTCAGACCCGCCCCAATCTGGTGCATAGAACGGTTCGAAATAATTCCCGTGTGTAAAGTACGATGCATCTAGGTCTACAACGGGTACCCCTGATGGGTCGATGTAGTCATACCCCGTGCCGTCTCCTCTGTCGTCCATATTTTGATATATTTCCCCACTAGAACCCCATGACGTCTCGAACCCGTCAGCGTCCGGCACTGGGGTATGTATTCCTAAGTCGCCCGTGACGATCCTAGACAGTGAGCCAATCATAAAGCCAAACACCGGCCATGCGTCGGTATACGAACTCTCGGACGGGGCAAGCAATTCGTAGAACACCCCGGACTCAAAGGCGGCAGTCACTTTAACAGTGCTACCGACTACTGACGCCGACCACCCGGACGGGCCAGAGTCAGAGAACCACGTATTTAATACAGACGCTATATCAGACGGGGAATATGAACCGGCTTGCAGTGCCAATTCATACCTAGTATATACTGGCCTATCACCTAACAGGCTGGACTTTGCTATTGTAATAGTCGAATGGTCGTTAACCGTAGCAGATTCTATCTCTGTCGACCATATGTCCATAGTAAACGACGACCTATATGCTGCCCACATGTATTCTGTCGGCTCGACAGCGCCATGCCCCCATTTGCCACTCATGTCCTCAACGTCTACTAGCCCGGAGTCAAATAGCGCAATAACTGAGTTAGATCCCAATAGTGAGAACATGTAATAGGTATTGCCCATCCATTCAGTCTCAAACGACTCAGCCATTGTATCGGTGCCGTCTCCACGTGTAAAGTCAGCCACATATACGGCTGTGCCAAGGCTGAACTTGTAGCCCGACAACAGCCATGACTCGTACTCGTACACGTCAGCAAACAGAGCTATCAAATAAGCATCGCCTGATAGGGTGTGAGTCCACTTGTCGGCACCTGGTGGGTCCTCCCCATCCGAGACTTCAAATGACCAATTTATGTCTGGGACGTCAGCGGGTGAAACGCCGCCCCATGGGTCATCCCCCCACGGTGCTATTCCCCATCCCTTATTTGCCGACATTTGATACTCCCGTTTATGTGTTGGTTAAATCGCCATCGTGCCTGAGTGACATCTTCACATTAACGGCTCTACTAGCGGTCCTCATCGATGCCCTGCTGCACGACTGCTGTATCAACAGCGTACTACCGGCAGGAAGGTGTATCGGAAGCCCTTTCCTATCCATAGCCGCCGATCCTGCTTGGCCGTTAAGCGCCCTACTGGGGTATACATAAGGAGACAGTGGAGATGGAACCTCTTCTCTCCATAGTATATTGCCCGAGCTGTCCAGAACCTGTACGATAGCTGGTGCCTCTTGCTCCACGAAGTCATCGCCGTAATACGGTGTCAGCATGTGGGAGTAATCGAACCCGCTTGACACCCTCCCAGACGGAACGTATTCGGAGAATGAGTCTATTTCGTCCATTACACACTCTTTATCGTACACCTCATAGGAGTATTCGCAGGAGCACTGGCTATCGATAGCGTTAGCCTCTGTTATTGTGACCCCGGTGTCTGACGACTTGAACGCTCTGCCGCTCTGATAACCGGAGTCCTCATCAAACCCCAGCACATGCATCAGTAGATTGGGGTCAATGTGGGGGCAGGTAATAGCGAATGCATAGGTAGCGTTAGCCTCTATCGTATCGCCGGGATAGTCCATTTGGCTAGAGTCGATAGCCACCGGAGGCTTTCCGAATATGGTGCCGAACGCCACTTTATGCCTGCCAAGATATCCCCCTATTGGACACAGCTCAAACGCGTATTCGCCGCCGCCCATGTCGATACTGGTATTGGCTCCGCAGTTAACCGGAGTCACCTTTGTCCATGGACTCGATAAGTCAGTGCTGTATGGGCCAACGGGAAGCACACCGCCGTGTAATGGGAATGTGCCAGTGTATTTGAACAGCTCCAGGCGTAGCATTGAGCTGATCGGCAGGCTAATAGTAAAGTGCCTTAAGTTGTCCAATCCCACTTCCGAATCCGGTGGCAGGTTGCCAAATGGCACCTCAATCTCAAACAGATCGATACTAGCGCCGCCGGTAAACCCGTCATACTCGGTGTCACTAGCGGAATATGCATCTCTGAGATTGAACACTATTAACTTCCACCCGTTTGAGTCTTCGGGGCCTTCAATGCCGTCTGCCCAAACGTTGTTGCTGCCAACATCTGTCATGTGTAGTCTTATCGGTTGCATTCCGGTAGCCCTTTGATTTGGGCCACCGCTTGACAGAAGGGTGTTTCTATCGGGGCATCTGATTCTTGCTGTAACGACGTCTCCCCCACTGCCTACTCCACTTATACCAGGATAGGTAGCTCCGAAGCTTTCCATTCCAATATAGACGTCTGTAACACTCTCGAACGCCACCTTACAGGACGAGGCACCGCTAAACTTGCTGGCTGTGTCTCTAGTGACTAGCAGTTCAGCATCTACATCGCCAGCGTTCATGGTGGCCGTGTCTATGGGGCCTGTCTGGAAAATGAAGTTAGAGATGAACGCGGTATCGTCAAACGCTTCTATAGTGGACAGGTCGGATCCGTCCGCTGCCTCATCATTTGGCCTTAGATCCACTTCCAGGGACATCTTACCAAAATGAGATGACTTGGGTTTGAACGTTTGTACTATAGCACCGTCAGACATGCCACCCAGGGCTGAATTGTCGTCTATATAGTGTATGTCGCTTAGGGGTCTTAACTTGGAGTCGGCTACAGCCTTTACATCTCTTGCCACTACTCCTATTGGAATGGCTCTCTCGTATGTCCGATACGATGCGCCCAGTATGGCGGATATAGCTCTTCTGTCTACCCTGTTCAGCTCGTCATACCCCAACAGCGGCCTCACGGCCAGAGCACGGGTGTCATTACCGCCAAGCGCACCCTTAAGACCGGTTATAGCGCTTCCTAAAATGCTACCTAGTATGCTTCCCATGTTATTCTCCCTTTTATTTATCTACTTGTTTATTTTAGTAGTAATCGTGACGTCTATGTCCTCCGGTGATCCGTCCTCCACCGACACCACCAATACCTCTATTATACCACCCCTGTTAACTTCCGTCAATACTAAAGAATCGGTGCACTTTGACATCTCATCCGTTTGCAGGGATAGCAGTTCATCACCAGGGCCACCACCAGAACCCGGATAACAGCCGCCATAGTAGTATGGAGCGCCGCCACTAAATACCGAATTACCATCTAGTGTTACATCTATGCATATGCTTCCACTCGAACCAGGCACCCTCCTAGCAATACATATGTTTAGTAGCTCCCCATCTTCGACTACTATGTGCTTTCCGTCCATGCTAAATGGCAAAGACGGTATCGATACATCGCCTTGTACCTCAAAGCTCATGGTGCTCTTCATGTCACCACCGGCACTTATTGATAGCGATGCATGCAGGTCTTCAGCACCTCCAGCCTCGACGCCCTCCAACCTGACTTCCAGGATGTCACCGGCCACCACGGATGCAGAGCTAGGAGGACCAACCAGGGATACATAGTCGTCTCCGTCAAGTGAGGTAGCAGTGGGCTTCGAAGAGCCTTGATATAAGTCTGTTAGCGTCTCGCCGGGGTAACTTCCGCTAGCTGCCTGCACTTTTAGCAGAGTGATTACCGTGCTCCCTGATGTGCCAGCGGTACCCCTCCACAATGACAGCGACCTTATATCGCCGCTATACGGTACTACAAATCTACCGAGTCGTGCCGGTAAATCCAGCGGGTTTATTGCGTCAAATGGCCCTATTAATGGTGCCGAATACCCAAACCTGGCTGGTGGTACGGGCGTTTGTACCAGGAATACAACATATAAGTCTTCAGCACCTCCAGCCTCGACGCCCTCCAACCTGACTTCCAGGATGTCACCCGCTGAACAGTCTTCGTTTATCATACAGTATTTTACAGACTCATCCCCATCGTAATTAACGAACGATATTCTATCATCACCGGATAGCAGTGGCGATCCGTTTAAATACGCGTTTACTAGTGTCTCCCCAGATGCCCCGGCTGTGTTCCTAATGGCATACATCCATCTTACATTTCCAGCCTCGGGAATCGGGTATTTGCCGTCTATGCCAACGTGCAATGGGTATATGTCAAGTGGAGCGCCGTATAGCATAAATCGCGGCCACAGTCCACCATCAGCAACCGGTGGAAATCCGCCGTCTCCGGACGGACCCGGTACCTGCGGATTTACCCACACCACACCATTCACCCCAGATACCAGTACCACAGCCAGCGCAACGCTTCCGGAGTCGGACGGTTCCCCGGAGTCGCCAACATATATTGTGCCCCCTACTGCAAATGAGCTGGTATCCATTAGCGCCGGTCCCATCGACACCAGTATTAGGTTGTCGCCGTCATTAACGCTTTGTAATCCGTCGATGCCGCCCATGCATATCCCATAGATTCCGATTATTTCGCTGCCGTCCGATGCAAGTCTTATAGTCGGAATCGGTGCGCCGCTAGCCGGAATTACTACCGAGTCAACCTCCAATATCTTCTTACTGGCAATGACGGATCCTGTGCCATTTTTACACACTACCGGACTACCAGACGCCAATATTCGATCTATCTTCATTAAGTCAGCGTACCGGGACGCAGCCCACCCCTGCCCACCAAATTCCATGGTTTCCGTGTACGCTGGTATTCTTACATCAGTCCTCTCGCCCAGTGCTGCCGCTATCTCTTGATGTACTGATTCACCGTCGTTTACGTCCAGCTTTATGAGGTATGAGCCTGCTACGTCCGCTATAAACGTAGGAGCACTGGCCGCTGGATTACTTATCGAAGCGGACGATCCCGGTGGAACAGACAGCATAGACCATTCTGGCGTCAGTACACCACTGTTGTCCTCATTGGATAGCTGCACGGTAGATCCCAGTGTAATCCCGACATTGGAACCGGCAGCGCCGTTTATTAGTATCTTGGCAGTAGCCATTATATAACCTCCATCATACGGTAGACCCAGTATCTCCATCTACTATTACCACAGTCCCTAATACCGGGAATTGGTTATTCAGCAGCACAACATCCGCTTGTACGTCGTTTAATGTAAAGTCACCAACATTCGGGCTTATCTTTCTTACACCAATAGTATCCCTTACTATGTTGTAAATATCTGAGAACGCTAATACAGGGTGTAGCCCCTCATCATTCCTCATATTGTACCCGAAGTCAACATTACTATTAGACGTGCCGTCCGCGTTTATTGGACTCATGTACACCCCCAGATTTTCCAGTATGCTATTCCTAACCGTCGTTTTGTCATATCCATCGTTAAAGTGTACGGTAGCCCCCACGTTAACGGCCTTTGTTGGAGCGTCTATTAGCTGCACCGAGAATGTAGTTATTTTCGGATAGTCCACTGTGTACAAAGCCGTTATTGCTAACTTTATGGCAGATGATATGGTATCGCTTGTCGACGACACCATATATAATTGGCCTACATTTTCCGGGACGGATAAATCTTCGTCACTAGTAAGCATCATAGCTCTATCAGCGCCGCCTTGAATCGCCCTTATTGCAAAGTCTTCGGTCGTGACGGTCCTTTCTGTTGCTCTCAGGCTGGCAGGCCCTAGCTGCTTTGCGCTATTCACTGTTTCCCTGTTATCCCCACCAGTAGACCCCGCCGGGTTGGTGACACCAAATGTCACTAGATTCCCGTTGACATCCTTAAACACCCCGTCTATTACGATAAGGGACCCAGCCGATACTCTGCCTGTGGCTCCACCGCCGTACTTATAAGCCAGCGTTATCGGGGAAACCGGCACGGCACCATTAATGCCATCTCCGAAATACAGGGTAGCTCTGTCATATTGGTCTACCCTTATCATTACGTGTCTGTCGTTAGCGCCGGAGTTAAGCAGAGAGTCCTTTATTGCCCAATTGCCCTCAATATTTATGCCTATAACTGAATCATCGCCCTCGTCCAAATACGGGTATTTAGATAGCATGTATGTCTGTTCAGGTGTGCCATCTGGGGTAAACACCTCCTGCTGAACGGATGAATTCTCGACCGACACCATTTTGATGGCGTCTCCTCCAGCAGTGAATACGACGTCAGCCAGGGTCTGATATTCTATCCTATTTGAGGTGTCCTTATTTCTCACTTTTGTGCCAGCCGGTATCCTTACTGATGCCTGTAACAGACCACTAGTAATAGATACCTGCACATCAACGGTGGCGGAAGTCTGCCCAGCCATCTCATAGCCTATAAGCTCCAGTATGCGTATGGCCTCTATCCTTTGTGTGGTTGTGGCTAGTCTGCCCTCCATCGTGGAGAAGTCCAAATACCCACATACGATGTCTAGTACGAACGCATTCATTTCTAACAGTATCGCAGACCAGTCACCAAGGGCTGAGATTTCCCACTCGGGAAATACTGACCCAGTGAGATTAATCAGTCTCCTTCTTATAGAGTCGAAATCCTTGTCCGTATAATCAAGATTGGCTGGCATTTTTGCCGGGTTTAATATCATGTTATCAACCCCCCACTAATACGGTTGTACGTCTCTGCACGCTGCCGGAGTTAACCCCGGTAGGAACCCATAATACACTCATTTGGAAGCACCTACCTTCTCCACCGTTATTTCTAGTTATTTGTATGTCAACCCCCGTCACTATTGCCCTCTTTTCCCAGATGCCGATGGACTCGGTGGCGTCCTGCCTAGCCAGTTCTATAAGTACCTGGTCTGGCAGGCTCTTATGTCTTAACTCCTGCATTCTGCTACCAAATGACGGCCTCCATGGAAGCTCACCGACTGACCCCGGCCTAGTTGATCTGGTGGTTAATATTGTCTCTATCGACTCACTTATAGCATCTTCTCCGGATACTACCTTGAAATCGTCGCTGCCGTCCCTGTACATAGACGGTGAAAGAGTCCTGTATCTATCTTTTATTCCGCTAGCTACTGCCATAATAGCCTCACACTGGCATCATAGTGACCCCGGTCGGAATGACCGCTAGTGCCACCCTTAACGATGCTATAGTAGTGTCCAGTATCTCAATTATCGGGTCCAGCCACGTTGGTTCCAACGACATGCCAGCGTCCAAGCCGAACGAGTGCGCCCCACCAATCTCTATTGGGTCTAACTGCGCCAGCTCCAGGAATATATTCACTACGTCGATAATTACCATTACCATGTCAAACAGACCAGATAGACCGTCCAGCATACCTATCATGGTTGCTTCGCCACATGATATCATTGCCCCCAGATTGGGGTCATTTAGGGTTATGTTCTGCTCCAGCACGAAGCTTAAGTCAAGCACGGAGTCACGTATAGTCTCAAGCCATGTCTTTATGGCTTCGAGTAGCGTTATTAATAAGCACACCATACCAGCTACCATTTTAAATAGCGACACCTGCGGCAGATGCCCCATCACAGCAGCCATTCTCTCAGCCAACTTAGGTATACAATTTATTATCCCGGACGGGTCCAGCTTTATTATTGCATCCGGTATTTCCTGCACGCACTTCACCGCCTGCACTGCCAGCGCCAGCACGTCAAAGAACGGCTTCATTGGTGCTAGTGACCCCATCAGGCTGTTTACAGCATCTAGCGCCTGCCCGAGTGGGTCGAACATATCAACACTAAGGCCCACCAATATTGGGACGCCGGCAAATGACGGCTCACAGGTCGTATGGCTTGTCTTTATCTTTATGCAGTTCGAGTGACTGAGTACCACGGCCATATTAATTACCTCACGATATTGGTTTCGGAGATGGTATTACAACCCTGTCCGATATTTCAGTAGCACAACGACCTTTAATCTTAACTCTTCCATCAGCCAATACCTGTGTGTCCGTTATTCCACTTACAGTCACGGAATTAGTCTCCCCATCCAGTTCTATGTAGTTTCTGGAGTTCCCTGGAACGGTGTATATGATGGCTTTTCCCCTGCCATCTGGGTAGTCGTCGTCTACTACCCCTTTTGACAGTACCAGTCTTAACCCGCCCAGCGACAGCGCTAGCACGTCCGGATTACCGCCGTCGCTATTCTCCGGCAATCCCCCCTTAGGCCAGTCTCCACATAGATATCTAGGGTTATCAGGATCTCCGCCTATGAATATCAAAGTGACTAATGATCCTTCTGCCGGACCGAGGAACCCACCACGGCCAGCCTTCCCACCGCCTATTGTCCCTGTTGGCCTAACCCATCCAGACCCCGGCTCGAACAGACCTGGAACGTATACTGTAACCCTGTATCTGCCATCAGGGTCGTTATTACTAACCACTGTTCCCTCGACCGGGACCCTTATTTTGCCATCAGCGTCTATCATAGTGATATGCCCAGTTCTGTTCTTATTCTCTTCTTGAGTAGCAGACTCGCGTTATGTCCGGCACTCTGCGTGTATTTTATGGTAGTCCCTAATGCTAAACCGCTCCACTGATACGACCACGCTTTTTGCCAACTACCATCCGGCAGCTCCTCCGCAGTGGGAACCACTGTGGGGGCGTTTATATCGGCCACTTCTCCAGTATTAACCTTTGCCATGCTGGGTACCCTGTCAGAGGTGCCAGACAGGTTTATGGTGTCTGCGCTCTCTTCTTCCCCCTCTGGCACGTATGGCATTGCTACTGATACATCCGGTAGTGATATCTCAAGTGGTATCGCGTTGCTGGCGTCCCTGGATAGTTTCAGTGACTGCGTAAACCCGCCATTAGATATGTCGGTGGCCACGTCCACGGTGTAGTATGCACCAGACACATATTTGGATGCACACCAGAATTGAATAACACCCTTCGAGTATGCCCTTGGATCCCCTTCAGCCTTAAACGACAGCTTCATGCGATCGGTTGATCTATGGAAGAACTTAGCATCAGCCTCTTCTTTGGCCTGCTGCTCGTTCTTGGCTGATGAATGTATTACTTCCTCACTTGCCAATCTATCATACGTGGTTCCGGTGCTCACTGCTTCAGGGTCCATTGTTGACTGCGACGACCCGAGGCCATCTCTACTAGTATCGCTATTACTAGCTCTTACCTCAAACGGTACCCCGGTTTCATCGTCTATGCCTACTACCTTTATGACTCCGGGTTTCTTATGTGTATGCTCCGACTCGAACAGTGGATCGCCTATTATCCTGGACGACACCCCGTCTACCTCAATACCCCATGAGTATGTCTTCATTGGTGGCGTTCCAAGCTTCCTACGATGAAAGTGGAATCCGGTGTGATCTACAAAGAATACGAACCCAGCCTTGACAGCCAGCCTAGCCAGGAACTTAGCATTACTGTCGAACTGGCTGATCGATGGAATAACAGTACCCCTAAGAGGCGGCATACTCATTATAGCCATTTCCTCCTCCGATGCTGCCTCTTCTGACGCCGATATTTTATACTCTAGGTCGGCGTTATACATCGTCGTAGTGGCTATTTCGGATTCTTGAGTATGTATCATTAGCGGGTCGAATCCCTCTTCAAGTGCTATCTGTTCAGCTATCTCAGAATGTGTCATGCTGTCAAATCGCCTAAACTTAGCGGACTTGTCCATCTCCACCGACATAGCTATTCCCTCGATCGTGACCTTTCTCCAGCCCTTAACTTTCTTTATTTTCATCTTTCTTGGTATTGTCATTAGGTTATAATATCCCCATGACAATTTCACCACCTGGCCCTCGAACAGCCTAGGATCGTCGAACAGCGTCAAGTCACTGTTGTGTAATTTGATAGTGAATGAGTCAGCCTTATTATCCGGGTCCTTAAATGAGAATGATGTGAACTTGTCAGATAGGTCTAAGTACCCATCGACATTGCCACTGTTGATAACCTCTACAGAGAAATACACACCGCTTCCAACCGTCACCTCGAACGCCCCGTAATCGGTCCACATATCTATTAGTGCGGCGCTAGCGGTCATCACTATCTCCTAACGCTTGGATTCATATACTCTGATACCTTCCTTCTGGAAGGCACATATACCATTTTACCAGCTTTAAACGCCACAGTCGGATCTACTATTGGATCCGGCTGGAACATAGCCAGCATTCTCCAGTATTTCCACCCGTCTTTACCATAGTATAACTCTGCTATCTGCATCAGTGTATCCCCAGACATGGCCTCATGCAGCGTCGTGTCCTCCCTGTCCTCGTATCTCATAGGCTCAAGAGTGGTGAGGTACAATTTGCCGCGTCGGGCTATTGCCAAGCACTGTCCATGAAAGCTGTCTCTTTTAGGTGGCATTATTAATCACCAATGTATTCCGTTTCTTCGTACCTCTTCTGACCATTTTCTACCTATTCTGTACTCCTTGAACTCTATCGATGCCATATAGACCTTGGGCCTAAGGCTTACATCAAATAGCCTGTATGATATGCTCATTCCGAACACCTTGCATTTGCCAGTGAACGTACCAGGCCAGCACAGATTGACTATTGGGGTATCAGCCCCCATTGCACCGTTTAACAGTGATTGTCCATCAGGGACTGTCAAGGACCACAGGAACCTTCTATAGTCATCTATTATTTCCTGTGCCGCCTTTGCCCCGGTCTTCATTCGCCGCATTACATCAGCTCTTGACACAAATAGCACCACCGGCCTGGTCGCTCCGGTCGTGTTATTATATGAGTACACGCTGTGCGACATTGCATGTGGCGTAGCGTCCTCATGGTTTACAGTCACCGACTCGGATGCTGAGTTAGGATTCATAAGGAACTCCTTGCCCTCACCAGTGACCGTGTTTTCGATATACCCTTTAACGGGGTTTATACACATTACATTAGACATATTATGCACCACCCGGAGCAAATGACCGCTCTGCCAATGAGTCATTACTCCTGCTTACAGCATTAGCTAATTCCTCGCCGTCCACTTCCAGCACTATTTTTTTATCGGCTACAGAAGCGTCTTTTACTATGCTAGCTAATGCATAATTAGACTTTGCGGACTCCCTAATAGCATCATTCGACTCGCTAGACATCGTTTCCCTATGTTCCGCCTCGGCTATTGCTGGCGTATTGCTGGCGTCAAATACCCCTGACGAGTCAGCCCCTGTTTTAGGCTCTCCCTCCGACATGTCACCGCGTACATCTCCTATAACCCCATTTATTGACTCTCTAAGTCGCTCTGCGTGTTTACCGATACCAGGTATTTTCGATGCTAGACTTAATAGCCCCCTTATCGGAGCAGTGACCATCTCTAGTACAAATGCAGCGCCACGCCTGAACAGCTTACAAATAAAGTCCCACGCCTTGGAAAATGCACCTGTTAGAGCGTCAGCCACCTTTGGAGCACCATCTACCACAGCCCCTATTAGCCATGCTATCCCGTCGATCATTCCCTTTATTATTGTAGTACCTAACTTTATATTAAATACTATTAGCTGTACCATAAAGCTTAATCCCTTACCTACTACCGTTGCCAGAGCTGTCACTATCGCCCCAAACACGCTAACAGAGTCACCAGTATCATCCAGACCGCCACCCATCAACCCGAGGCCCTCCAGTGCCATTTTCCCGACGTCTATAAGCGGACCGAATACATAGGCCAGGTCTGAAAACGCGCTCTTCAACACTCCCCATGACTCCATTATTGAGTCTTTGAACCCGCCCAGGTTTTCATCCCAAGCCTTCTTAAGCAAGTACCCTATAGCTATGACTGCCGCTATGACTCCTAGTATAATGGCTACTGGTGCCGCTGCTGCTAGCGCTATTGGTGCTAACAGTGTCAAAGCCGCTATCAGTCCGTATATGAACATACCACCACCTACAGCCATCACCAGCAGGCCCACCACGGCCACCGTTTTCATGACGGTATCAACTAACTTCGGATTTTCCCCCGCAAATTCTATAACCGCACTTATTACCCTATTCATAGCCTTTGCTACAGGCAGTAGTGCTTTCTCAAGGCCACTGCCTAACTTAACAGCCAGCACCTTAGAACTCTTAGCCATTTTATCAGACTGGAATATCAGCGTGTTGCTCATTTTCTTGAATGATCTATCTGTAACACCAGCGCTATCCCCCATTGCCGCCAAGTCATCCGCTGCCGTTTTAGCGTTAACCCCTGTCATAGCTATAAATGCCGACATAGCCTCACTACTGCCCAGGAGCTTTATCATCTTCTCCTTGCTATTGCCTACCGCATTACCCACATCTACCATCCATTGTTGCAGGCCCTTTGACCTTAGGCTCTGCAGACTGAAGGCGTCAGCTACCTTCTTACCCATCTTAGCCGCTACCTCCTGCTTGCTGGTGGCGGCTGTCAATGCCTGCTTTATTAGTGTGGTAGCGTTAGCAGCTTTTATTCCCTGCTTGGTCATAGTGGCATAGGCCCCAGTCAACTGGTCAAAACCTACTCCTAACGCGTTGGCAGTCGGTACCACCTGCCCCATATATGCTGCAAGCTCGGGGAATGTCGTCTTACCCTTGTTTACAGCCATAAACATTAAGTCACTGGTTCTGGCTACCACCTTAGCCATTCCATCTGTTTCTAACGTTACACCAGCTATTGACCCCTTATAGCCGTTTATAACAGTGGATAGCGCATCCACCGCCGTACTAGCATCAGTAGACCCACCAACGGACGCCTTGAACGACCGCTCAAGGAATGCCGTACTATCGGCAACACTCATTGACGCGGACAACGTATCATACAGGGATTTTGTCGCTGTGTCCAGACCAGATGCATATTTAGCAGACATGTCCAGAAGACTATTGCCCATGTTGTCCATTTGCTCGGTGGTGAAGTCACCTAACGTGTTCACTTCTGCCATTCCCTTTGAGAAGGATGCTGATATAACGACAGGTGCCGCCACCATTCCGGTTATTGCAGCACCAGCCGCAGCTATACCAGCACCCTTACCCATCATTGACATGGCACTTGATATCTTGCTTTGTGCTCCGGTGGCTGAATTACCTAGCTTGGACATACTACTATTTAGCCCTCTTACAGCTCCGCTGGCCATATCTCTAGCGGTAAAATTAAATCCCAAACCTAGGTTATTCAGTGACAATGTACTATCACCCTTTCTTTATGGCCCTAGACTCCAGCTCTCGAAATTCTCTTACTACATCCAGCGCCATTTCAAATTCATCGACGGTCATATCATCAATATCTCCAAACGTAATGCCAAGGCCGCTGCCACCATGCGCCCTCCAGCACAATGACAGCCTCTTCTTGAATGAGTTAGCTTGATCCATTAACGGCAGGACCATCCACGCATGGCCTACACGCCTTCTTCTGCATGCATTGCCTTCCTTCTCTTCGCTATTTCCCTCTGCGGAGATAAGAACCCCTGATCGAAAGGGACATCAGCCCAATACTGACTTTTACACGACCAGCACTTATGGAACACGGATGTATCTATGCCACAGTCAACCTCATCCATTTTATTTCTCAGGTCACACGCATCGTCTGACGTCATGTCCTCCCTGATGTATGGGACAAGCCTTTCTGGGGCAATACCGTCTATGCTCTTAACCCTGATAATGAGTTCTGCCGACTTCTTACCCTTGTCTATCTGTCCGTTTCTTTCCATATCCATCAGCTTGCGTTCGTCCGCTCCGGTCTGCATTAGGAACTTAGCGCCACCATCGGCATCCATAAGGTCGGCTACAAACGGTCCTCCCGAAATAAGCTTAGCTCTGGAGTCGGCGGACAGCTCCCTTCTCTTCAGCTTCAGCAAGTCGACGAATGTATCATCCTGTGCTGCCTGACATTTTGGGCATACGTGATCGAACCAATACTCGTTACCGTGTCGATACGACTTTATTCTGTTTTGTACTAGGAGGTCAACCCTATCGCCAGTGAGGACCCTAGACCAGTCAAGCACTCCGTCCTTGAATACGCCGGTTTCGCTATATGGTCCTGGGTCTACAACCTTAATGGTTATGTCCTCGAATATGTCCTCCATTCCACCAGCGTACATCTTATCTCGGTCGGACCATATGTCCTCGTGCTTAACCTTGAATTTTGACACCAGCAGAGTAAGCCCGGATACCAGCTTTAGGGTGTTAGTCTTTCCGCTTCTTACTCCGTCGCTGGCTGTTGACAGGTCACTGCCACCAGTGCCTACTGTCCCAACAGCATCCTCGACGGTTCCACCTATGTCTTTGCCCTTTTCTGCCTCTATGCTAATCCCAGACATTTTATTATGCCCTCTCTATTACTCGTTGGCTATTTAGGCCGATTTGGATACTGGTTTCCACTGCTGGGTTTTGAATGTAATGCTCTGTACGACTACCTCATTGGCCTTGGAATCCCATGAGCCATGCACGTATCTTTTAACGTAGTCGGTGACTACTCGATTCCTAGCCTTCTCCGATCCCGATCTGTTCAGCTCGACGATATCAAAATGCATCTCGGTGTCGTCACTGCCGGTTCCACCACCAACTTCGATAGTGTCATCATCCATGCCAGCGTCGGCTTTTACCGTCTCCTCCCACAGGTTGTACAGCTCTAAGCTGTTGGTTTTGCCCGCTGTAAGGGTTATATCGTCGAACTTCACCTTTCCAGGCTCACTGTGATCTCTTAGTGATCCCGCTGGCGAGAATACGACGTCCTCCACCTCTCCGGCTAGATCCGAGCAGGTTTCAAACACCGCCCTTTCCACCCCGTCTATCTCAATACGAAATAAATATTTGTGACTGAATTTGCTGGCCATATCAATATTTTCCTTTCAGCTTATAATCCCAGCTCGTCTTCGAGCTTCCGGGTGTCCTTGGTAATCATCAGTACGCCCCATTCAATGGGGTCTTCGTATGCCAGACCTACTCTGACCAGCAATTGACCAGACGCCTGCACTGACGGGGTGTTTAATTGCTCGCTAACGTCCAAGAAGTACGCCTTATCAGGGTCTTTTGATGCGAATGCGTTGACGGCAGTCTGACTATTCAGATATTTGATGGCCGCGCGTTGTACTCTATTCCTTAACGACTTGGAATTTCTCTTGTGGCGCACCCAGTCAAGGCCGTTCGTCATCTCCCTGGATATTTTTATAGTGCCTCTGGACTGCTGCACAAACGGGAACGGGCCATCACCCTTCAAGCATCTGGCACCGTCCAGGTATATAGGACCGCTATCACGCCGTATCGGATTTATGCGTTTCGGGAAGATAATATCACGCTTTTTCTCATCTTCCACTTCGTGCGGCTCGTCCTCATCGCCTTCAAATCCGACAGCGGTATAAAGCTGTCCCTGTGCGTCTGAACCGGCAGGCGTCTTGTAGATGCCACCAGGCCCCGATGCGTCATTTCTGGCATATAGGCCCGCTATGGCACCAGACGGGGAAACCACCACGGTGTCATCGGAGCCATACACGCTCTCCCACTTGTTGCTGACTCGTATGCGAGGCCAGTATGTAGCGGCCTGTTCTGACTCGCCATAAATCTGCGCTTCGTCCTCCAGCCATGTGACCATTTCTACGGCTGTCTTGCTAGCAGGCGGATCGATAATGCAGAACATCATGCTGCTTTTATCTATCTCGCAATACTGTATCATAGCGTTAGCCACTGCAGAGACGCTGCTGTAATTCGGAATAATCAGCAGGTCTACCGAGTTCACGCGCTCCAGTGAATGCATTCCATTCCTGGCTACCGATGACCCGATAAAGTCAGTGGCCGACAGACTGGACAGACCGTCACCGCCACCAGTGAGAGGACCAAACGATGATCCGTTGGTGGGTCTACGTTGCAGCACCGACCCAGCCGCGCTCATGTCAACACCGGCTATATAGTCGGACCCGATTGCCGTATGGTTGATAACCGTTTCGATATATCTGTCGTTGTCTGAGTCCATAGTCAGATTGGGGAATGACTCTTCAACATATCCGCCTACTATGATCGATAGGTTGAACTCGGAGCTTACGCCGGATGATGCTGCCTCTACAGCTATTTGTACATCGTCCGTGTAGCTTCCTTCTGTCTTGCCGTCTATCCGCAGTGTTACGGCTGTGCCGCCGTCAGACCCGGAATAGACAGCATTAGTCAAGCCAATCTTAGTATCAGCCGTCGATACCGCCTTAACCTGTATGGATGAGTCAGCCCCGGTGCCGATGCTGGCTATTGTCACAACCGTGACAGTCTTCGATACATCGGCATTCACGCCTAATGCAGTTGTTAACAAGCCGTATAGCTCGTCCACCGTGACATTCGCCAGGTCTTCTACATTTCCGGTGCCAGCCTGTTCACTAGTGGAGAACCCCAGTACGGCATTTGCAGTACCACCGGTTATTTCCACATACGAGGACGAACCAGCAACATCGCTTATTACTTGCACCTTGCTGCTGTCTGATGTCACCCTGATACCGGTAGCCTTTGCACCGATAACCGCTGCCACCTCCTTAGCGGTAGCAGTTGTTATGTCAACGAATTCAGCCGTCAAGAACGATAAGGACTGCTCCGGTCCCTTGTCCACCTTTAGGGTTAACGTCTGCCCGTCAGCTAGTGCGTACATTTCTGCAGCAGACTCGACCTGTGCCGCCGTACCTGTAAAGGTGGTGGTCAAATCACCGGACGACACCCCATCATTGATTGCTTCGATCAGCAGCGTGTCACCATTGGACAGGTTGAACGGTGCCGACTCCGTAGTGTCAATACTTCCGGTCGATGGAGATACAGCGCCTGTGCTGAGATTAGCGGTGCCTTTCGTGGCCGCGTATGTGGCCGCTGAGTCAATATTCGAATAGTGGCATGTCCTGGTGACATGCAACATCTGACCGCCCTCCTCGAAGAACAAGTACGCCTGCATCGACGCGTCCGCATTTGCCGTTATTCCGCCGAATTTCCTGTAGAACTCCTCCCATGATGTCACCAGGGTATCGATTCCGATTGGCCCTCTTTCGGTGACTCCTATGTTAGCAGTGACAGCCGTTGCCTCTGATGGTATATTCGTGACTCTCGGCGGTTGCCTTTTCACGACCCATTTTGACGATAACAATTGACCCATCTTAAACCTCCCTATTTGGTATGGCTATTATTTCTTCTTGCCAGTGCCTGTATGTAACCGCTTAGTTGATACCCCCTGCTTTGCTGAGGCATTGTCCTTGTTGTTACCCTTATCATCTTGTATCTTAAGCCCGTGTTCAATGGCCCTCATAGCGTCTGGCAGTGTTCTAGCCGACTCGTGCAGTCCACACGATTTCTCCCCGACTGCCAGCATTATCACATGCGGCATTCTCTTATCTTTGACAGTAGTAGCCACGGATCCATCTTTTTTCCTCTTACTACCCCTTACCGACCTGCGCTCACACACGCACTTACCGGACAGCCTGCAGTATGTGTCATGCAGGAGTGTTACGGTAATTGGTGATTTCCCGTCGTTCTTCATACATATATTGGCCATTGCGCTTTCCTCCTTAGTCATTTTCTTTTCTTGTAGTTGTCAGCCATGCAAACGGAAGACCCATAGCCCATTCAAGCTCTGTCCCGTCGTACACGGTGTATCCCTCATCGACTATCAAGTGCTCTTCAGGTGTCATTTGCACACCGTCTATAATTATCGATGCAGCCCACTGATGGAGTCCAGACCGGCTACTAAAATCAGGCTGTCCGTCCGGTGTTAAGCCCATACTATATTGTAGTGCCTCTGACTCCAGGTTATTCGGGTTTCTGTATGCCCTTATTTCCTTTATGGCCTGCGACCACTCTATAAACGCCTGCGCCATATTTATAGACTCGGACTTATTATTGGACACGCCCATTATCGTAAATACACAGTTAGCAGTCACCGGGTCTTTTCTATGCTTGTATTCGTCCTCCGAGTCTTCCGACTCCACTAGTATATTATCCTCTTGCAGTGACTTATCCTCTTTGTAGTCTTGCAACCTTGGTCCTAATACATATATTGCTGGTAATTCGGCATCGCTGTCTGGCCTGTCCTCACTGGTTGGCATCGATGTCCAATCCACATCCTGAGTCATCGATACATTCGGTATTATACCGTTCCTTAAGGACAGTACCAGGGACGCTATGACCCCCAGCAAATGAGATCTACTAGTAAGGTCCTTTTGCTTGTACGTGAATATCTCCGTTGCTGTCACCGTCTCGCCTGCAATTACTACCTCGTCACTGTCAAGATTCGATACTACAACATCCACCGTTGCCGGTAGCGATTTCGGATCCCCGTTATATGCTGGCATATTGAACTTTATAACGGTGGCACTGAGTACCTCCACGCTATCCGCTGCTACCCCGTTTACCTCCACTTTTACGGTTTCCGGCCAATCCACTACTACCACCCCGCCTATGTCGATGTAAAACTCCGAGTCCACATCTGGCGTCTGCCTGAACCCGGACCCGAGTATATAGGTGGTGTATGCGCCTACCGATCTTCCCGCTGTTGGTCCCATGCTATTTATTGCCGGAATAGTCATTAATTTCCGTAGTCCTCCATTACCTTAGCAATTTTGGCCCTGAACTCGTCCGGAGCTGTATTCTTCCACTTCTTAAATGTTGACACCAAATAGGACCTCGGGGGAATGTATACAATTATCACGTTTTTGCCTGTACCAGTGCTCACGCTTTTCGCTTTTACCGCCATACCAGTTGCCTTCATCATTGCAAACAGGTATCTTTTCGCTTTCGGGGTGAATGGGATGACTATTGGTCCGAAACCCTTTTCTTGTATTTCGGCTATATTTATCATCTTCTTTCCATCACCCTTTTTACTGCGTGCGCTCCTCTTTATCCCTACAAATGCACTGTCGGCGTCGGCCTTATGTGTTATGGAATTCAATAGGTCACTGTCCACTATCAGCGCCTTGGTTCTTCCCTTTTTGCCGCTGAATTCTCTGCTAGCTAGCGTCATCTTAGACGGTGCCTTAAACTTGACCCCACCAGGCGCTTGATCACGTATTCCCTTCTTTATTGTTCCCTCTAAGTTAATGGCGGTACTCTTCATAGCTACCTCTGTGGCCTTGTGTAGACGACTGCTGAACTCACCCAGCAGGTTATTGGCATCTTTCCAATGCCCTATTAGAGTCTTACTAGCCATTACGCCGATATTCCCTGTTGCCTATTAGTGAATATTAAAATTACCAGATTAACTTTAGGGTCTGCCATATTAAGCCCGTGGCTGCTCGGTGTTATTGAGTATAAATACATTCCAGTCGGGTGGCCATCAAATTGCTGTACAGTCTTATTATGCTTGTTCATTATTCTGTCCAGCCTATCACCCTTCCTAAGACTAGGCAAGCCATCATCCCTTATCAGACCGTCACTCTCCAGGTACCGCATATGCGTTATCAGCTTAATAGCAGAGGCTGGGTTATCTCCGCCTGGTGTTACCTGCGTCTCCCTCCACGTCAGCGGCTCCACCTGACAGGGAATAGATATTAGCTCCATTTCCGCACGTACCGATTCACCAACAGCGCCGCCGTCTGGGTCTGATTTCTTCTCGACTTCCCTAAACACGTCGTCATAGCCGGTTCTACCATTATCCAATTCCACCTTTGCTGTGGTATCGGTGTCTAGCCTAGCTATCATAGCATACATTTTGTTTATTAGCCTCCCTCTCATGCTACACTCACTGAGAATGGAGCGCAATACATACTCAGTATTGTATCTACATCCCCTATTCCGGTGACACCAGATGGCACCACCGACGAATCCATAGTATAGCTCTGTGTACTGGTCTTCTCGGACGTAATAAACCCTTCCCTTCTCCTATCGTTTTGCTCGGACTGATCCATTAGCCCCGGCATATCCCTCCATACTAACTGCACGCACGCATCCCTTATTAAGTCTGGGACCTTCCCGAAGCAGGTGCCGTCCGGGTCTGTGTAACCAAATACCCCGGTAAGTTCGATATTCTGTGACCCGCCACGTATGCCATTCTCCATGTAAATCATAGGGACGTCTCTATCATCCGGATCCTTGAGATTGTCAGTTAGGTGTCTTGAGTATATCGCCATTGATCCAGCGTCAACCTCGAAATCGAGCAGCTCCGGCAATACCATGCTTTCTATCCCAATTATTGGCTCCCTCAACATCAACGTGTCGTTGCTGATAGAGTCCAGCTTGATGGTCTTATACTCGGGGTGAAACGATCTATCGGTAATGTTTCTAATGTACTGGGACATCCGTTGTATTAGAGAAGCTGCCCTCATCTTATTACGTATGCTCGAAAGGTCTATCCCGGATAGCGTTAAGTCACACATCAGGCAACAGCATTCATTGCTAAGCCCGTAGTCCATGTCATTAACCCCAATATCCTGCCACGCTGTCTTAGTGACTCCCCCCATCACCCACCTAACATACACCCTGTACGCATAGTCAATGTCTGCATCGCTCGGCACCGACCACGGGAGCACATACCTGCCGATACTGAGCTTATTAGCGTCAATATCCAGTTCCTGCCACATCTCAACCTCTGGTAGGACCTGCTCTAATGGATCGTTTAGTACTACTATCCGATAGTCCATGCTATCGGGGTCAGCCAGCAGACCGGTAGATCCATCGGTGAAATACCAAACAAGAGCCGGATCATCAGCCCCTACTATTTGATTCCTGTACAGAGATATCATCGCTTTTACCGCCCAGCATTTCAGATATTCTTTTTAGTGTGCGCTCCATAGATGTGTCATCGGTAATGACTTCTTTATACCCGTCGGCCATCTTTTTTGCCTCTTGAAGCGTGCTAGCAAGGTACGAGTCACACATGCCGATTATAGACGCCTGCACCAGTGCCACAGACTCATCGCTTGCGTTAGGTACGTGTTTATTCACCACCGCCTTTATGATGTCACTGGGGGCCTTCTTTATATTATTTATTGCGGTCATACTACCCTCAACAAATACCAGCTTCATTGCCAGTGACATCATCTGCTTTTCGTTCATAGGTGCCATACTACGCCTCGTACCTTGACATCAGCTTCTTTAAGCTTCTGATTTCGTCATCGAATTTCTTCTCGGGGGAGTTAACCCAGTCCAGTATTATGCTATCGAATATTTTGTTCGGATCGTCTAGCGTGAACTGCATTTCATTTCTACCCCTACCAGGCACCCTCTTAACAGCCTTGAGAGTTAGCCCCCTGGTTTTGGCGAACGCTGCCAGCCCTATATCGGATGTCCTTCTAGACTCGCCACTTTCTGGAAGGGCTACTTTCCCGATTATAGCAGCTCTGTTATCACCGTTATTGGTGTTATTATCGCTCATAATGCGGACTTTTTGCTAGCGGCCTTTTTGCCCTTGCCTTTGCCAGCCACCTTCTTCGTAGGAGGTGCAGCGGCTTTTTTTGCTCCGTTTGTCTTCAGAGCTTTGGGGCTATCAGCCCTGCGTTCTGCCTCTGCCTCTGCCACCATATCAATCTCTTCATCGTCGTCGATGTCGTCCTCTTCATCATCCAGATCCTCGGAATCCACGATGTCATCCAGGGATCCCACGTTTCTAATATTCCTGGTCACTGTCTCCGGTGCTACGTCTGGAATCGATTGAGTCAGTCTTTCGCCGTCCTTGGATAGCAGAATGGAGTCTCTGGAACCCCGGTAATCCTGCTGTCTGGCTTCCTGCAGTTTTCTCGCCCTATCTACAGCCTCTAACTGGACGGCTTCATCCTTGGAGTCCACCACATCAAACACGGTGGAGGTCATGGAGTCATGGGGGTCTGTCGTCTTCAGCACCAGTCTACCGGCAACATCGTCATCCACCATATACCACCCGTCTTCAACGTCAAACACGTGGCCGAATGCTCCGTATCTGCGCACCATATTGCCGGATTTCTTGTTTACGGGTTTGATTCTTACTAACTTTGACATTTTAGGTCCTCTCGTTCAGATTACTATTGGATCCACTATTCTATCACAGGCACGATCACTATTAGTCGTACCGTCACCAGACACTGCATTACAAAAATACCTAGATATTTTGCTACTATATTCGTTAAGGCTGTGAAACCTCTCTATGTATTCCCTACCAACCTTACCCATTGCTATCCCGCGTGGCTGATTACGCATAGCCGATAGCATGTGACCTGCGAACTCCGACCTTTCCCCGTCATTCATATCCGGTCCGACCTTCTTCACTACCACACCGGCTCCAGCGTTAGAGAACCTGGAGACGCTACCTACGTCCGTTGAAATAAACGGCACCTCGCACGACATAGCCTCTAACAGTGCTAGTGGGACTCCCTCAAATTGCGACGACATAACGAGCACATCTGTCTCATTTAGGTACGTCCACGGGTCCTTGACGACTCCGGTTATTTTTACTTCCTGCTCCACCCCTATTTGCTTAATGTAGTCAGTAATAACCCTAATATTAGAGTCCCAGTACCCCTTATACGACTGAACACCAGGATCTGAACCGCCTATCATTAACAGTCTGGCTTTTTTGTTTCTAGTTAACACACGTTTAAAAGTTTCTACCAGCGGCACTAATGATTTCTCTCCGGAGAGCCTGCCCATATAGCTGAATACGAATGAGTCGTCCGGCCACCCGTACTTATTAAAGATCGTACGTGCTCCGCTGCTCTTCGTAAATATGTCGGTATCTACGTAATTTTCGAATACCGCCAGTCTTCCCTTATACGCTGGCTTCTTACCTATTATTCCACCAGCCGCCTCATGGGATATTGTCACGATGTCGGTTATCACGTCATCTAATTCGTCTGGGACCATTCTCATAGTCCACTCATTAAACCCGTGTAACAGCACACCTATGTAGTCGGGTTTGTGCCTGTTGGTTATGTCTCTAATGCACTGCGTTGCGATTCTGCAGTTGTTAACAAGTACGGCATCTGGCTTGTGCTCGCATACGATGTCTGTCAGGCCCTTCGTAGATGTAACCAGGCTAACCGGTATACCGCCGTCGAGCCTATCCTTGAATATGCCATTACGTGATACGGTTAGCACTACCTCGACGTTGAAACGACCGGACCTGTTTAGGGAATTAGCTATGTCTACCGTCATCTTCTCAGCGCCACCTAGCCCCAGAGTCTCACCGCATATCAGTATATTCTTCTTTACGATAACCGTGGCCACCGGTTTGATGGCACAGTCTACAAAGGACACGCCTTCCACTGCTGAATATGAAAACTGTACAACATCATCAGTGCCAACAGCCGCAGCCTTCGTGTTGTTAACGTGCTCTCTCTCAGCGTGGTACAAATGATGTGAGTACCCATCGGCATATACTATATCTCTGCCCTGCTGTTTCCACCGACCCTTGAGGTCTTCCATCTCGAATGAGACGCTGCCCAGTGTACAGTCAAACCCCCCAGATGAGCAGTAATCGTATCTCCCACATACAAACGGGGATGACGGGGATACCATCGGCTCCCCCGAGTCGGGTATGGAATCGTCCGATTTGGTGATCATTGCTGGTAACTCGGTAGCCCTGCACTCCTTCGACATAAACGACTCAGTATCCGTGGCGGACACATACCTAACTGGTATAACGACCATAGACGACGCTGCACGCGCTAGCGTCTCGCATACACTATTTATTAATTGTGGAACTAGTATGTTATCGGCGTTAGAAACCATAATGAACCTGGTGCTCACTCTGGCTACACCGTAATTGATTAGTTTAGACCTGGAAAATCCTAACTTGCCGCCTGACACCCCGTAATAATGAGCTGTCTTCCACGGCACCGAGCGCAGTATATCTACTATGTGTGGCTCGTTGTTGCCGGAATCAACCACTACGATATTTCTTATTCCGGAATCAAATATAGACGCTACCGACTTGGCCAGCACGGGAAGACAACCCGGATCGTGCACTGCACACACAATCGTTATCTCCGACTTTATTATTTCTGTGCTAGCCCTTTTCCTCACTGTAATAACTCCATCATGCGGCCTGGGGGCCGATATCTATGATCCCCAGACCGCAAGTGTGATCGTCCATACTATGCCGTCTCCCCAGTAACAACCAGATAATACTGGATGCCTGAAGTAGACGTCACCTTCACATGAGTAGCAGTATGCGTGCCAAGTGCAAGGCTGAACGCCTCGGAGCCTGCCGCATAATTGCTATCGGGATTGTATACGATGCAGGGAGCTACGCCGGTCGGTATTCTACCAAGTCCGTGCTCTATGGACTGTTCCAGCCCGTCAGCAGTGTAGGGACCGAGTACCTTTGTACGTCTGGCGTTCACTTCCCCGATGATTGCATCGATGCTGTCCAGAAGAGACTTGGCATGTGGTTCGGCAGCGCCGCTTCCACTCAGTGCTCGTCTGTCCAGGGTGTTTAAAGTTGCCACTTGTAGAACCTCCTTTCACGGGGTCGAACCTGTTAACTTGCAATCAGCAAGAACCAGCAATTAAGACCGGTAAGATCAAGACCCGTTGCGGCCTCCGCGTTTGTGGCTGTCACGATAACGTGGATTTTGCCGGTGTCCGCGTCCCAGTACAGCTCGTAGTCACTGTCACTGGTCGGACCGGTTCTTACGGGGTATTCGGAAACAAGCGCCGCGCCGTTAGGCAGGAGGTCGGCTACCTCCTTTGGATATCCACCGTCCGGGTAGGTGTCATCGCATGTGATCTTTACTTTCTTGAAGAATGTGGCCGCACTAGCGGCACCACCAATAAGATCACCGGTTGAATAAGTCGGTGTCATGTCAAAACCTCCTCACGCCTTCATTGGCGTATTAGTAAAAAGTCTGGTATTCACCCCAGCCGCTAGACAGCGATGGAATGGGCCTTAGTCACTGCCTGCTCTTCAGTGTATTTCACATCGAAGCGGACACGTGCGACAATAACGAGAACCCCAGCGCTAATGTCCTCATCCGTGCGGAGCTGTACCTTTTTATAGATACCTACTCTGATGTTTTTGGGATTGAGATACAGCATATCGGCGTAGTTGCTGCCAACCCCGAGATTCTCCGGGAGTACCGGGACGGTTCGAATTGGGGACCCGCTGTAGAAGACGGGTATATCTTCTGCAAGCCATTTATCGCCGCCACCTGTCGCACGCTCGGCCAGGGAGTTTCTGTACGCCAACTCGCATTGATCGGCCATCAAGAACACAACATCGCGACGGTTACGGCGATATTTCTTCGGCATGGTCTTGATGATGTTGTGCAGAACGGCCTTTGTGGTGGACGCCCCACCAACGTCAACCACGTTGGATGATGCCTGCTTGCGGATTCCGTCAAGCATTGCCAGGTCCGGATCGCTGGACGTTGTATCGCCGTTTGCGATAATCTCATCCATGTCCAGTGCCACACGCTCTTTAATCATGCCCATGACGGTCGTCTTCAGCCCGTCACCCTGGATGTTGTCCTCGATAACGTCCTGCGGTATGCGTATTTCCGCTTTGAACATCTGTGAATCCAGCTCGATGTTGTCGGTCGTCGGTTTGCTACGCTGCGCCTCGGCCAGTGCCGTACCATCGCCACTCACGCCATGCAGAATGCGATCTCCGAACACGATCTTATCGACATACATCTTTGGGGATGCCATTCCGGTCACGTAGCACATTTTCATGAGTTCAGCAGAGTCAATCAGGCTGAGGATGAAGCTAGCCGCGTGTTTCGGTCTAAGATAGCCACCGTCTGTGACTAAATCGCTCAGCTTAATCTGCGCCTTTGCGAGCAGAGTTTTGTTATCCATAATCGTAAACCTCCTTTAGTCAGTTTTTGCGTGTCAGCGCTTAGCAGCCTTTGCAGCTAAGTCACCTCTAAGGTCATCATCGTCGTCGTCCGGCTGTGTTCCGTCGCTTTCAAGAGTAGACCCCATTTTCCCTACAGGAATTCTCTCTATGGTTCCGACTCTCTTAGATAGCGAATTCAGCCGCTTGGACAGTTCACCTATCTCACCGGCCATCTTACCAACCTCAGAGAGTGCGCTTGACATCGCCTTGACGGTTTCTACTAGCTCCTTAGGCTCGACGCCGCCTTCTGCCTTGAATAAGTTCTTCAAGTAATCAGCATTGTCCTCATCGCCCTTCTTTTCGTTTAAGCTCTTCAATGTGCTGCTCATTTGTTCAAACAGACCCTTCATCTGCGTCATCCAATGGGAGCTAACATCATCCGAAGATTCGGACTTGGCTATTTCGTCTATGTCAACCTTTGTGACCTCTAATATTGTCAGGAGCAGGTCCTTTGCCGCCGAAACCCGATCATCATCGTTGGTCTTTGCAAGCAATATAGCTGCCTCTAATATCTTATCGGAACCTTCGAATCCCACTCCGTCATCGCTTTTGATGACCGCGAATTTCATTCTGTTGGCGGCTGCAGTGACAAGATCAATCTTACTCACTTCTATCTCACTGAGAAGATGCGTTCCGTCGTCACTGCCACTACCGGCCATCTTGCGTATGACCTTTTTGCTGCCTGCTGTGGCCATATCAGTCTCCTCCTTTTCCATCTATAGGGGTACGAAATGCCTTGCCCTCTATAGACCATCCAGTCATTTTGCCCTTCTTAACCATACTCCACAGTGTATCATCGACTACCTTAGCAGCCATTATCCACGTGCCTTTCTTGAACTCGACACCTTCAACCACCAGATCTTGTGGGGCTATATAGCTTTCAACGGGTATTAACGTAGACTTGGCTTTAACCAGATGTTGTATGCCCAGCTCGAATCCATTAGCTGCCCAATTATGTGCTGCCTTACGGATTTCCTCTGCACTGTATATATCCTTGTCGGTGTCCGGCTTCAGTTTGCCATCCGTACCATCATTAGGCTCCAGTACGCCACCAAGGACAAATCTTTCTTCGTCCCCGTCATCTGATTTGCTGATATAGTGTCCGGCCAGTAGTACATCCAGCTTTTCCAGCTCATTGCCCTTGCTAACCGGCTGATATACCGTCCTCTTCATCACCTCGGGAGCCGCACTATCAAATGAGAATTTGCCATCATTGGACCTAGACCAAATCACCATATAGTATTTACTGCTCTCCATCTCGACAATCAGGTATGTGTCAAATATACTGGACACGTACGGCCAAAAGTCGGATGCCCGGTCTGCCTGCTGCGGCAGTGCTACCGATCCGTCTTTAATGCAGTCATGCAGAGATGATTCCAGATTGCGCCTGAAGTCATCCATGCTCTCACCGTCCATTATATCCGACTTACTGACGTTTACCCCCGCATCATCGCATGACTTACTGACTGGCTGATAAGTGACCTTCATACTAACTTCAGTGACCGACTCGCCAAATGTGAATTCGTCTCCGGACCTAGACCAGTCAACCGAGTAATACTTGTCGCCTTCCCAATCAAATACTAGGTACGTGTCAAATAGCCCCGATACATATGGGCCATAACCACCGTTCCCGTACTCAGACTGTGGAAGATTCAGTAATTTGCCAGCCTTGGCATGTGCACGCAAGGCCCCGCGTACTTTTTGCTCGAAGCCCCATAGGTCCTCCCCCTCCAATAGCATCGACTTACTAACGTTCACCTCTGCCGATTTTCGGGAGTCTACCTTCTCATTCATGCCCTTTATGATGTCTTCGTGTTCAGCCGCCCAATCCTTGGCAGAGCCTAGGTCATCAAATGCGGTTTTGCTGAATCGCATAGACTGTATTTTGCTCTTATCGCCCTTGGTGACTCCCACTACGGCTTGTACACCACCAGATATGGTCTGCGTATAGAATGAATCCTCGTTGAAGTCCTCCGGATCGCGTACACAGTATCTCCATTGTCCGGTGGACTCATCCCAACCGAGTTTTGATGCTAGCTGCTCGAACCCAGATGATTTATACAGGCTATCGACGTGGGGTGACAACTCTTTGTACAGGTCACTACTGCTATCTATGCCACTCATAAGCTCTTCGATAGTACAACATAAGTCCTCCACACTGTCGGATGACTTACTAGTATCTATGGCCGACAGTATACCGACTATTTCACCACTGACACCGGCACCAGATGAGGCTGATTTAGCGTGCTCTAGCAGGGACGCTGTACCGTCTGGAACCTCCAGACTGACACCCAGCTTTTTGCTCGCTATTTTCTCTAGCAACTGTGTAGCTTCTCTTAATATTTCGCTGCTCATCAGCACTGCTCCTTTAGCCGTAGGCTATTTTTTGAGCTTGTCAGTCTGTTTGGTCATGTCGGTACCCCAGTCAACATCGGCATCGTCATCGTCTCCGCTGTCATCGCCCTTTGTGACGTCCTCTTCTTTGCCAGCCTTGGCATCGTCGGCTTTTTTAGCGGCTGCGGCTGCGGCTGCGGCTTTCTCCTTGTCATCGTCTGCGCCTGCGTCGTCGGAGCCTTTCTTCATCTCATCCATGGCTGCTGTCATCTTTTCGATGGCAGATACTACGGACTTCAGCACCTCGGATGTCTCGTCCGGAACCAAGCCCCGCAGTGCATCGGTGGCAGCGGATAAAGCCGCTTTTTGGTCGTCGCTTAACTCGTCGTTGTTGGCTGCATCACCCATGGACTTTACAAGGTCCGCCAGGTCCGCTGCTTTCTTCTGATCGTCTTTACTCTTCTTGTCCTTCTCCGTTTCGTCCACCTTTGGGACGTTAGCCAGCTTCATGAGGCTATCCGCCAGACTCTTCACGCCTGCATCGAATTTGTCCTGGTCGATGGCCTTCTTCTCTACATCGTCCGCCAGCTTGTTAGCTCCTACCGCCAGACTTCTAAGGTCACCAACGGACGAAGCCGCCATTTTCTTTGCGTCGATTTTCAGGGACATTGATTTCTCCTTTTGAGTATTTACACTATATCCGGTATTGCCCACCCGCTTTTTGTTGGTGGTGTCCAATTACTGCCGTCTAATTTGTGTCTAAGAGCCGTTGACAGCATGTCTACTATCCTCTCCCACGACCACTTCAGGTCATGCCTTAGCTCTTCTACCAGCTTTACACATAACTGCGCTCTCCTCTTCTTCTCGGACCCGGTATAGTAGTTTACCGGTGGGATCATTCCCGTTGCCGCTGCCGTTGCTGCCTCTGACCTTTTCCATCCCATGTCACCCCAGAAGCTAAGCTCTACTATATCGGCTATTCTTTCACTGATCCACTCCAGCTTCTTGCCGTTCACAGCCAGCTCTACCATAACCGGACGCTTTTTATCGGGCATTGCTTTTATCTCCATCAGGTGGCACCTTATTTATTCCCCTCACCTAGCTAACCCAATTCTACCACAATTGGTTGGTTTCTGTCAAGTATTAGGTTAGTCACGCCTTGCTTCGTTTGTACCGTTTTTTTCCACTAGATGGCGCAGTCGGCGGTGCATTCATCCAGTCCGGATCCGGTATGAACACATCATTAATACCTAGTATTTCTGCCGCTGCGTATGTCTTGCGCATGTTCCTGTGCTCCTCCTTAGTGCTGAACGACTTGTCATTATTTGGCATTATCGAATTCCTCGTCTACCTCTTCCTGGTTAGCAAATCCGCTCTTTACCATAAGCCTGAACATTTCCTTCTCCGACTTAGCGCCGCCAATAGTCTCGTACTTGCCAATCTTGTCTTCTATCTCTTTGTACTCCTCCTCCGAGTGATAGTCAAGGTCTACGCGCTCACTCATAAACGACCTCTCATGATTTCTGGCTAATGTGACCCATTCTCTCTCTGCAGAGGACCCGCCCATCATGTCTAACACCCGGTCAGAATATAGCGTATCCTTTGAGTCTATATATTTGACCATGATTCTGCCGCTCTCCCTTTTTGGGCCATTCTCAAGGGCAAATTGTGCGGCTGTTGTCGGGTCAGTAGTCCAACTTGCAACCGGGTTTTCTCTAGTATTGGTGAACCCATTAGGCTCGTGCTTAGGCTGAGGACTCTCTCTACGATGCTTGGCAGTCTCCTCCTTATGAACAGCTACCATGTCACCACTAACGCCTCTATATAGTGGCTTCCCCTTCACCCCCTCCCCCCTTAGTAGTTTCTGTGTCATCCAATACTGGGTGTCACCTACAGCTATAGCCCTCTTTTTTAGCTCACTACTATTACCGGCTATGCTTTTCCACCCTTTATTATTGGCTTTATTCTTGGCGGTTATAGCTGGCTTCTGAGTCATTCTTATAGCCATGTCTTTCAAACCATAAGACATTGCCCCATCTCTCTTGCCCTTATCATCATCCATATACTCAGAGTGGAAACATGTGCCAGTGCCAAACCTGCTTTCCCCCCACACCTTAAGCATAGCGGCACCACCTCTATTAGAAGAGGACGTCCATGACCGAGTTACACTTACCATAGTACTCATCAAATCATCTGGGGTCATCCCGCCTCTCTCTTTATCGGACATCTTAGAGAATACCTTCTTTGTGATGATTTCCCTTATCTTGACCTGCTTGGCATAGCTTAAGTCTGACATGTCAGTTTTACTGTCGAGTACGTCACGCCCTATCTCTTTGCTAGCAGCCGAAAATGCATCATCGAAATGCTTGGTCCATTCCGGCTCCTTCATCCTGTCAGATACCTTGTTTCTGCCCTCCTGCACGTCTGCGATTGACGGTTTGTCCTCTTCTCTCTTACTCCTGATTTTCTCATTTGTCGCGTTTTTAGTCCCTGCCTTTGGCATCGATACTGGCTTTGGTACTGGTACTGGCTTTGATTTTGGCTGTAGCTTTTTATTCTTTATTGACGTCAACAGCGTGTCAAGTGCTGCTTTGTTCTTAACCATGTATTGTGGCTGGTTTTTTCCCTGCCTGGTGGCCTGTGCACTGTGCAACATCATATCACCAAATACATCAGCCAGGTGATTAGACTGCTTTGTCTCCATATATCTAGACGTTCTAGCCCCTAATTGATATGCCTGTTGTGGCGTGAGACTATTAGCTATTGCCCCGAACTCCTTCCTTTCTTTGGGAGTTATTTCCATAGCGTGCCTAACAGCTACCTGTCTTATTATTTCGTCCTTTATTGTCTCCGATTTCGATAGCCTAGCCGAACCAGCGCCTGATACAAGCACCACATTCTTATTATTGCTTGACTTTATTCTGCTGTTTATGTTTTTTAGGGATAGCTCCTGCCCTACAGCAGATGATGGCTCCGGCAGCACTAACCCGCCCTTAGGTGTGGAGCTGTCCGAGTACACTTTTAACCCAGATATTTGACTAGACCCGAACATATTCCGTGCCTCTACCAGGCCACCGTTTATTTCATTCATTACGTCCAGCGATGCATCTTTGCCGTACATGCCAATATCCACCCCTAACTCTTTCGTGCGTTTTAGAGCACTATTAAAGTCTGTGGCTGGTGTGAATACGTCAATGTCTAGATTGCTACCCGTATCTACATCTTCTTCCTTCGGCTTGGCTTTAATGGGCTTGCCACTGAGTACCGACTCTGGCTTAATTTCCTTATCCGATACCGGTGCCTCGGCTGGGACCTGCACGCTGGCAGTAAGGTCACTTGAGGCTATAGTGGTGGTCCTGCATAGTCCGTGATACGGTGGGAATCCTATCTTCGCATCGGCGTATTTCCCATCGTCTATTTTGCCCTTAAGCACTCCATCATCACCCTTCGATGCCACCTGTAGTGACCCGCCACCTGCAGTAGGCACGGACAGACCGTTTTTATTAGACCGCATCCATGGCAGAGCTGTCTTTACATCTGCCGGATTCGACAGCCCATCAGCCGCCTCGGTTATACGTATTGTCTCTTTTACGGATAGCACCTTACCATCCATAAACCGGCAAATATCAGATGTGGCGTCGTCTAGTACAGCCAGCACCTCTACTACTTCTATTTGTGCTTCCTGATACGAGGTCATACACGACTTGGATCTTGCTCGACCGACGAACGATGCAGCTACCACGTCCATATAATTCTTGGTGTTCTTCTCATATGAGTTCTTGAGGTCCTTACGTAATAACCCGGCTATTTCTCCTCTACCTAGCCCCTCCTCCAGACCCTGGGATACTATACTCCTGGCCTTTATCGACATTTGCGCATTTCTCGCCCCAAAGCTGTTGCGCACAAAGTTAGTATGTGTTGCCGCCACTGCTGCTATTGCCTTCTCGTCTGCCAGTGTAAAATCTAGCCCCATTGATACGCCCTGCTCATACACCAGATCTCTCTTTACCCCGTCAGTTATTTCCTCGCCTGTGGCCGTCAGAACCGTCTCATATTTTGGTAGCTGCTCATCCATTATGTAGTCACTGGGTGCCGCGTCTTTCACTGCTCGCAATACAGCTTTGGTCTTCTTCTTGTCACCTATCCAATCTGTGCCTTCCCCCAGCAACTCATCCAGCGCAGCATTGAGATTGCTACTATCCATTGGCCCTGTGGTCTTCGATAGCCTAGTTTTCAACCTACCAACAAACGATGTATACCCTACTGGAGTCATGGGATTCAGCTTAGCTGCTGCCTTCTGTATGTAGGTCATTTCCCCGAATTCCACCAAGCCCCTTATATCATCGTGATCGTTAGCCAGTATCAGTATGGCTTCCATTTCACCAACCGAGCTATATTCTTCCACTCTCTTCCATACGACGCTATCCCCTACCTTGCATAGTGGCACGGAAACCGTCGAGGACCCATACAGCCTAGCCAGCCTGGTAGCTTCTTTGATCACTGACGCTGCGCCGCTACTGGGTGCTTGCATTAGCTTTGTGCTCTTACCGGCACCCCCATCTACTAGCACGCCACCGAAAAAGATGGAAGCCGACTCCTCAACGCCAGCACCCATCTTCTGGATAGCCTGTATCTTATTAGAGCCTAGATCCCTATATGGCAATGCCGTAAAGAATCCGCTGGATGCCTCTCTTTGTACGTATGTCCCACTCATTGCTTAATACACGTGTACATTACTGTCAGACTCCTTGGCACTTACTATAGTACCCTTCATCACTGACCACTTCCCAGGACACCTCGCGCAGTTGCACGCCATCACAGCAGGATCATCGGAACGCTGCCCGTTTTTTACGGCTAGCACTGTAAGGTCATCACCAACGTGACACCCGGTCCACATGTTCATTGTGCCGCACACTGGACAGCGACCAACTAACACCGGCTCCGCTCCTGGCCTCTTGCTATCGTACCTATACAATACCCCCCTCAGTATTACGTGCTCAAAGTCAGCCATTGATGCTATCGGATGCACTTTGTATGAGGTAAATAGGAATTCATTGCTGGATTCCGCGTGCGGCAGGGTCTTCAGCCTCTCTAGTATTGTATCCGGTGATACACCTGTTAGCTTTGTAAGCATATCTGCTGATTTTGACCCCCCACACCCGGATTTTTTTAGCAGCTTTATATTGCTATTATTCATTTGACGACCCGTCAAGTTCCGTGTTATTCGCTTCCAGACCCCGCTTTTGCTCGGTGGTGGCTATTTTCTCGCCTAGCGCCTTTGCCCCTTTTACCATGTCGCTTAGCCTCTCCAAGCTCGCCAGCACACCCCCATCCTCCGTCTCTTCCTCGTTGGTGTCTTCTTCCTCGATGTCCTCTTCCTCGTCAGATGGTGTAAGTCCCAGCTTGGTTATTTCTATCGGCTGATTGGCCCAGAACTCGTCTATAGTCGGAAGTCTCCTGTTCAGGACCTTCTGCAGTATTGCCCTGGACTCGTTTATTGTGATAGACCCCACACCTAGCAGCTTGGTCATTATCTCGGACATCGTTGTCACATCATTGACCTGCACACCAATCGAGTTGTACTTAACCAGCGACAACCCCAGGGCCTTGCCCAGCGTCTCATTTATTACCCAGTCGAAATCCTCTCTCTCAGGACCGAATACCTGTTCTTCTGCAAATTGCAGGGTAGCCTTAGCCGTGGATCTGTTCACGTCCTTTATTTCCCCGCGTAGCAGTGGTGGCAACCTGAACGCTGCGCCGATCTTCGTCCTGTTATTCTCATCGTAATTCTGGAACAGCGCATCCTTATCCATGTACTGCGTCAGCGGTTCGAGCTTCACTGTCGGCTGTGTATCTTTTCCGGAATAACCACGGCCAGGGGTAGCCTCCAGCACCAGCACTGAATGAAAATTCTCTCTACCCTTGACAGTCTTCTTTATCCACTCAGCAATTACCTTATCGGCTCCCTTCTTCAACTGGCCACCGGACACTATGATTGCTAGTGGTGGTATGCTCTTGTTGTCGAAATAGTCGTAATTCACTTCACCGGCAGCTCTTGATCCCAACGTCTCCAGCAGTACCCCTATCCACCTCGGTATTCCATATGACGTCCTAGTAGACACTATCTTAAAATGCATCATCTCGTTGGCTAGCTCATCACCTTCCTCTATGGTGCCGTCCTTCTTTGCAGCGTTGAACGCCTTCTCGTCATCGAATACTATGCCCTTTTGACATGACATAGCTCTGGGATCACCGAATTCCTTGAAGTACACCACACCACCGCCCGAGTCCTGCAGGAAGGACCTGAACTTTCTTTGTATTATCACCTCTTCGTATTTGACGTCAGATATGTATCGGCGCTCGGCAACTTCTACCCGCTTTCTCATTATCTTGCCAAGTCTGGTTTTGATTGCTGGCGAGTGTGACGCCCTGGCTACTCTCCCAAGGCTATCCCTCATCACTTCCCAATACGCGTTGCCGGTTATCTCCAAGTCCATACCAGTAGTCTTGCATAAGGTGACAAGCGACGACTCCGAGCATACCGACTTAAAGAACGCACTGGCAATAAGAGTCTCACGCCTTATCTGTGACCTTATTTCCTTTATGCGCTCCTGTACCTCGTCTTCGGTCGGGTCCTCTGGAACGTTTCCTTCAGACCCGTTAGTTATCCACTCATCAAGCCTCTCGGCATACACAGCATCGGATATGTCGTCCTCAATACCCTCGGCATCAATGTCTATGACCGGCTCTATCGTGTACCCGGTGGCGTACACGTTGTTATTGTACGCATCGACCATTTGCCTCAAGCTATTGGATTGCTCGAACACGTTTATTAGAGCCATTGGGGAATACGGTATCTCCACAGAGGAGCCGGAGAATATTTTCGAATCGCCCTCACTTCCCCCCAGCAATTGCCTAGAGTCGCTGATATCAGCATCCGCCCCTATCACCTTAGCTATCATAGCTTTATCAGATTTATCTTTTCCTATAGCCGCTGGCATATTAACCCTCCAAGGTATAGCTTATTTTTTATCTATTGCAGCAGCTACCGCACTTAGCAGCTTGCCAGCTCCCATAGCGACATTCAGCGCCGGGAACATTGTAGTTAGTACCATCGGTGCCAGGGTGCCGACGAAATCAACAAGCATTTCCTTAGCTCTGGCGGTGTCTATTCCGTGTTCTTGCCCAAAGTGCTTTATAAGCAGCTTGCCTATCTCGTCCTCATTACCGGGCCTCTCTGACTCCCTTATGACCTCTGCCCTCCATGTGCCTACTACAGCGTCCTTGACACTATCATCTATTACCAGCTCATTCGGTCTGTCTGCCACCCTTAGCAGATTCACTCCTGCCGCTATTTCCTCGTCATCCGGGATGTGTTCCCCCACAAATTGTAACTCCACTTGGGCAGCTACTACCTCTGAGGATGTCCTATCGAATTCCACCGCTACGCTTTTGACGTTATCTATTGCCCTGCCGTGTCCGTCCTCCACTGAGAACGCGTATTTCATAGCAGGCTCATCGGGCTTGAATACATAGTTTCCCGCCTTCGACAACGAGCGTATTGTCAGCCCTGGAATCACAATGGTAGTGGGGCCAATTACTAGCCCCCTCTGAGATACCAGCCTTGATTTGTTGGTTTCATACACCAGCTCCTTGACCGGAATAACAATCTGGTCAAAAAGGCACCCTATAGCACTGTACGCCCCGACCTTTATCGCTGGGCACTCGTCCGAGGTGGACGGCAGGATAAAATCTAGGACCTTCACTGTCGTATAGTGGTTGTATGTCGGCGGGTAATTGTGGCCATCCAGCTCATTAAACCAGACCTTTCGACCGTCGCTAGTCACTGCTGCGTGATCGTATTGCTTGCGTAGCTTTTTGGCTATGCTCTTCCTGGAAACCCCAGCGCTATTAGACATTTTGTGTGTCCTCTCTATCTCAGTCAGTATTCTATTTGCCTACAGGCGATGACGAAATAGTCCGCCACCGCCCGTAGCTGGTTAAAAGAATGCAGAAATTCGCTTACGCTCCGGAATCAGTATCGTAAGCAATCTGCGGCTCGTTGAAGACTACCACATTGACCGAGGCCAGCGCGATTGTTCCCCCATCAGCGTAGTCACTCAGTCCACTTGGTGATGCGCCCACGGCATTGATAATATTGGTTGCCATCTCCTCAAATGCGCCGTAGAGATTCGAACCCTCGAAATCCTTATCCCATTGGGTAGTAGCCGAGTTCCACGCCTCGAAAGCAGTATGAACCTCAAGGGACTCATCCGGCATGGCATCGACTGTCTGATCATTGAAGGTGGTGTCCGCGTATGTCATGATGTGTCTCATACCGAACTGGGAAGACACCCGCAGGAATCCGTTATCACCAACGATCAAGGCTCCACTACCCCCACTACCACCCTGGCCAATCAGCGCGTTATAAGCGGTTGCTCCCCCCTCCAGCCATTGGCGAACACCAGCCGGACTAATTGCAATAGCCTCCGTGTCTGCGTTGGTGAACCGGAGTGTCATAATGTGATTGTATTGTTCGAACAT